GACGTGGCTTCGGGACTGTCACTGTACCAGTGTCCATATTTCACATAGTCTTGATTTTTTTCACCAATAGTAAAATATAAATCTTTGTCAGGTCCAGTGGCATGTGGGAATGCACGACCCAGAGTGACTACTCCAAGATCTTTTACATTATGTTCAATTAATTTTTTTACAAATGCCAATCTGTGTGCATACGGTTTGCGATTGTAACTGATAAACAGATATTTTGGATCAGTTAAAATTAACTCATCCTGCTGGTACGTTTCAAAATTATCTCTACACACGATAGCAAAAAAATTAAAATAAATTGTTGTGCTGTTAGCTGGAGCCCATTTGGGATTGGGAGTATCAAAGTTGCCCAGGAAGTAGGTGTGCTTTACTGACAGGCGTTCAATCATTTCTCTTACAACCTGTTCATGATGTGGCAAAAAATAATCCACAGTAGATACCACAAACAGATTGTCAATGGGTCTAGCATCTGCAAGACATTGTTGCAGTTCTACATCGTGTTCGGGATTTTCTCGCCAGGTGGTGTTGAATAACAAGTTGTTTTGATCAGGAAATCGTGCATCAATCTGACGTTGTATACTGGCAAGAATTTCTTGTTCATACTTGCCATAAATCCAATGGTCTGGAAAAGTTTTAGATATCGTAGTGATCATTTAATAAAGTTCAAAAGCTTCTGGGGAAATTCTGCACGGATCTTGGGTCCAAGTTCGGCAAGCAGTGATTGATTGTATTTACATACATTATACGACTCTTGTACAAATTTAGCAAGATCTTGTTGACATAACCATTCTATTTGGTGTATGAGTTTTGCCATTCTTTTAACATTGTCCATTTCTAGATCAAAACTTTCGTCAATCAGATCCCCAAAAGTTTTAAATCCCAAGTTGTGTAAGTCACGATAGTAGCCAGCATTACTGGCCACAACAAACGGATGTCCAATTGCAATCGGCTTCCAGATTTTTTCTGTCCTGAAACTGTACGGATAATCGAATACAGTTTCTGTCACTAGACTGAAATAACTGTCTGTATATGGTTGTGCATTGAGATATATTTCTCCCCAATTGTTATCGAACAATGAATATTTTACAAAACCCGACGGATCAATATCGAGATTGTGCCGATAAAACTCAAACTCGTGCTCTGGATCCAGTAGCTTGATTGGCCCAGCTGCCGAATCCAAGTTGCTCCAGATTGCTACATCAAGTAAAGGGTGTAGTCTAGCCAATAATTGTCTACGATGATCTCGCCCTCGACCATTTAAAAATAAAAATTTATAGGGTCTATCAGTACTCCAACTTTTTTTGTACTGTGCAATGGCTTGTAAATTTTCATCGTAATCCAGGATCTTGGGTAAAAAGTTTTCATAGAACAGATGCGGAATGTGTTCGGGTAGATCACCTCCGGAAATAATAATAATTTTTCCTTGTTGAACTAGTTCTAAAATTCCCAAAGCCTGTGCTTGTTTGAACATGGTGTCAGAGCCTTCGGCAGGATTACCCAGCACCGGTAGTATGATTTGATCTTGGGCCAGCTGTTTTATTTTTACAATGTTCTCAGCAAACTGCTGACGACTGATAATATATACTGCCCCTGCACAAATTTCGTGTTCGGCAAAATTCCAAAAATATCCATCTTGGAAATTTTGCGTAAATTCTTTTACTTCACAAAATTCATCTACAATAAGTTTACGATTGCCGAGCATGATACTCGCATTCTGACCACCATGCACGCATTTCCGGAAAGGTCTTCAAGAAGTTGGTGCCGTGTCTACGATCAGCTTCCGTGAAGAATCTATAAAAGTCTGCCTTGTTCTGTTGTATATACACAGGATCTAGCTGTTGTCCAGCTCGCATCCAGGCAATGTCTCGATCCAGTCTGGACAGTTCATAATCTTTAAATCCATGGAATCTTGTGTCAGGAGTTTCTGCTTGAGTCAACATCCAGGCCCACAACTGTTCCAGTTGATCACAATAGCTTTCGGGCAACAGTTGTAGACTTTGCCAATGTGGCTGTCTTAGAACTGGAGTATCAAACCACACACGCTGGTAAGTTGTGCTGTAAAGCTGTCTGAGGCCCAAGATGCCAGACATCAAACTGCTGAGTCCAGTCACTGAAAGATTGTTCATGGTCACAATAAATGTCACGCTGTTGCGATAGGGTATTTCAGTTAGGAATTGATTTACTCGATCCCATAAGAGATCGAAGTCCAGTCCGTGTCTGATGTATTCAGCTTGGGTGCCCCATGAGTCCAAACTTATGTACTGCATGAAGTGTTCGATCTGTTCACCTTCACACAACTGTTTCACATAGCCTTTGTATTTTTGCCACAACTTTTCATCTACGCTAAAGTTGCTAGTCACATTTAAATGCAGGTTGGGTTTGGGATTGGCCAGCACATAGTCAAACACTCTATAGGTATTTTTATCTAGTAAAGGTTCTCCACCGGTCATACGGAAGTGTTCAAGTTCAGGATATAGTGTGGGCCACCAAGCCCAAAATGCTTCTACGTAAGGATTGTGGTCGCGAACTGGAATAGGCCTGTTGCGACCAACAAAGTGACTAGGATCATTGTGTCTAGTGCTAGTAGGGTAAGCGCCATGCTGATCCATTTCTTGTTGCCAAGTTGAACTAAATTGAGGACTACAGTAGCTACATGCCAGATTACAAGCATGATTAAAATTGACTTCAACATAGCTAGGTATGACATCATCGTTCCATTCTCCACTAACAATTTTTCCAAAGTCTCGAGCAGCCCAAGACTCACCTGAACGATAATGTCTATCACTCAGTTTACCGGCATCTTCCATGGTCCAGCAGTAGCTACATTCACTGGGACGTTTGCCATCGAGCATTAGTTTACGTTGTTCTTTTTTATATGCTGTATTATGTAATCCACTGGGACTACGCTGTATATCTTCTAATTGTATCGTATGCAACGGCGGATGATAGCATGAGTTATTGAGACCAGTAGCCAGGTGCAAACTCACTTGTTTCCACTTGGCTAGACACATGCTTGGACTTACCTTGTCCAAGCGTTGTTTCATTGTTTCGGCATCGTCAAGAAATTTACTTTTAAATCCTTCCACGATCTTATCGCCCGCTATATTTGATAAATCATGTGGCATGAATTCTGCGACTGCTTGATCGTATTCTGATGATTGGATACTGTCAAGTTCGCCTTGCATGATTTTAGAAAAATCACTATCATCGGCAAGATCAACCACGACTGTGGATCCGGTGATATCCATTGGATATTCTGTATAATATTTTTTATGGTATGACCAATGTGCTTTAGCATGTTCAAGTTTGTCGGGCATGTTTTTGTCTCGATGCTGGTCTGCTAGATACCATTCTCTACGTAAACTTTGCACAAGGTCTGCTTGTATGACAACAATTTCTGTTTGATTTGGAAAAAGTGTTTTAAGCAAAGGAACATTGACACAATGCGTCAATATCAATTCTTGGTCAGCAAGTCCAATAGAACTGTGGTCTAAATAACGATATTTAAAATCTTGATTTTTTAATAAATGATCATAAGTGACGTTGCTATCAAATGTGCGTTGGCCTTGACAATAGTGATGGTAGCGGTTGCCACCGGCACCAGGATAAAAAGCAATAATCATAGTTTATTATACAGTATTTGTCTTGTTAAATCAACTGAATTTTAAATCAGATAGCAATAGTTTTTCTTTTGGTATTGAACAATTTGACAGTTGCAGCACAGGACCAGGTCAAATTACCAACCTTCCTGACTTCTAATCACATCAATCTCACGTGTCATGACTCCGCGGTTGTGCCAATTGCTACGATAGTGATGCTTAAAGAACCTGCTGGCCTGTGCGTCTATCACGGTCATGGGCAAGTCCAATTGTTTGTATAGGTCTTCAGCCACACGACCCAGTATTATTTCAGGATTGTGTCCGTCTACCGTTTTATATATTTCAGCAAGAGCATCAAAATCCTGTACCAGGCAATGATCCCATTCAGTCAACATGGTCATGTAAGTGCCCATTCTGCTGCCGGCTATTGCCCAGATGCCATGTTCTACGTCACGTCCTACGTTGTGCCAAATGGTCAAATGATCTAGATTTCTATGATGCACTCGTGTCTTGAACTCGGCAAGACTTGGTCGAGCTCCTTGATTGAGACACATTTTGACTCCTTCTCTGAAGCCCGCACGCCAAGCATGGAATGCTGATCCATTGGGGTATGTTGTGCTATAACAATCGTGCATGGCCCAGTATAACGGATCAAAACAAAACTCTACTTCGGTAGCCACACGACCATCCGTGGCTTCGTGTGTTTTCATTTCATTGGCAAATGTTCTAGTCCATGAACTTAATCCACCATTGCCGTACATAAGCCCATTGACATGATTACGGGCACGCCAGCGAAACACAGCACTTTCCCATTGGGCGTCAGGTAACTCTAGAGTGAGATTAAAAAACTTTTCTTCTGGCAAGTTGTCACCATCAATTAGAACAAAACGTTCAGTGGTACTTGCGGCCGCAGCTGCCTTGTGTGCAGCATCCGATCCTTTAACTCCATCAACTCTGAGAGCCCAAGGAATCATGTTACGGATTTTGACCCAGAACTCTTCACGTTCGGGTTCATCATATGTTAGGTAGATACAATCTAGATCAGCTATGTCAATTTTTTTCATAAGTTTTTAAATTCCATTTGGTACAAGGTTCAGTGTCATCGACTACTATGCATACAGTATCAGGATGGCAACATGTGCCCGATTCCAAATCAGGCATTAATTTTTTTATATAAACAGGCTGTTTAATTTTTACAATTTTACCGTCAACAACACGGATATTCATGTCTGCTACAACGTAACTGGCACCATCTAGATCAATATAATTACCTGGAAGATCTTGATCCACGTAAAATAATGGCATGCCGTTGTCATCGTAATAGAGTCGTTGAATGGGTGGCTTGTATTCCACAGGTGTAGCCTGCCAGTCCTGGAACGCCTGCCAAAAGTTTTTTGTAGTATCATCCATCAGCACGCCAAGTCTTTGTGTTGTAGTGTATTACTCCCCATTGTGCCACTGTCTGTATCCTAAGGTTGGGATATTCCCATACTAATTCTTTAGTCCAATCCGGTGTTTGCGTTGGTATTATGTGTTGTTTCATGTGAGTTATTGTAGGACCAAGTCCCGAAGGCAATGTAACAAGGTCTGGCCCCATTAAGATTGCGGCCATAGCATATACCACATCTGTGGACGGTTCTGCATCGGGCATTAAGAGACAGCGTTGATAGTCAGACCAATTTTCAAATATGCTTCTTACTAGATCAAAAAAATCTCTTGCTGTTTTACTCAGGCGCCAATAAGTGATAGCATTGTAAACATCTGGAAGATGATTGCGATCAAATAGTTGTCTGTAAAATCTGGATCGAGCAGGCTGATCATAAATGTCTCTACAGCCTTGACTAATCACCACATCACGCCGTTCAAACAAGGTCCACCAATGATCAACGGGACTTGCAACAATCATGTCAGCTTCTAGTTTGATAGTTTGTCTAAATGGACTAGCTTCAAACACCTGCCAGTCGTTGCATTGTTTGTTTTCTGTGGCGCTTTGATCACCATGTGGCAAAGGAATCACATGATTAAATACTGGATCACTTAATCGTCGTGTTGTAACAGCGGCAATTTGTGCATCAGGATGAAACTCACGGATACTACGAGCCAGCTGGACAGCACAGGCCAGATAGTCTGTTGTAGCATTATCAATGGCTGGTATTAGATAGCCACGTTCAGCAAGTACTGGCAACAATGTCTCCTAGATGTCGTTTGCCCATGGCATGAAAGTCTTGATTTAATGTGATATACCGTGACTGACCCGACACAGTCCGATAGTCTACTCGATAGTGTTTGTTGATTAACTGTGTCAGTTGTGCATCTGGAGTAACTGTGGCCAGTCCCCATGGAATGCTAGGCCAATCTAGTACCTGCCCATTTACAAGCAGTTGAGCGATGGTCAATGCATAATCATTCCTGTAGGTGGCATCAGATACGCCATACAAGCGTCTATAATGGGTCCAGTTGTCTCTTATCATTTGCATAGCATCAAATATCAATTCAGAGGTTTGACTGCGGTTGAAACGCATTACAGTGGCCCATGACATGGGCATGCGATATCGTCCAAACCAGTTGTCCTGTGCAAATGTGTCACCTCCGGTAACATCATATGCATGATCATGTGCCAAGAAATCTATATCAACATCGAACAATACTTTTAATTGATCACTTGCTACCACATAGTCTGCATCCAAGACCAGGGTCTGATCCCATGGACTCACGGCATAGGCTGTCATGCGATCATGATTGTACCATGTCACGCTGTCGCCAAAGTCGGTAAAGTATCTGGAATTGTTTCCTTGCTTGTCAGCGTGTATGACTTGATCGAATTGGTATGTGCCAGGTAAATCAACAACGTCAGTAACAACACAGACCGGGAGACCCAAATGACGATGTATATTCTTAGTACTCCAGGCTGCCAAGGCCACATAGTCGATCAGTTTGTTGGCGTAGGCAAATATTACAACTCCTTGTGTCATCTGTTTTTGTTTAGTTCGTCGTGTTCAATCAACCAGGCTGTCATTTGTTCTTGCCAGCGTTGTTGTGCCAATGTTAGTAGTTCTCGATAATCTACTCTAACAGGTGTATCGTACAAGTCAAGAAGAACCAAGCCTTGTTGGCCCGTTTCCACGGACGCTGTTAATGTATTGATAAGTTCAGGACCAGCTGACCACATTCCACCGTTATAGGCAAAGGTCAGTTTGGCTTGATATTTTTCTTTAAGTACACGTCGAGACTGAGCATGTTCAAATCTAGCACGGCCATGTTCTACTAGTTGATTGGTATCCATAATTGTATTATACTACAAAATACGTTGGAAGTCTACTGTTGTTGTGCCAATTTGGTTAGGTGGTAGTAGCGGCTACAGTGTAGCGGCTACAGTTGGTGTGCCCCAGCTATTGGACAAGTATGTGGTTTCTGGTGGGAAATAGGTGCAAATTGTGCATGGTGCTGTGCCAGGTGTGGCACCACTTGCAGCTGTACCGCCCGTGATGTTGTTGGTTTGTCCGGCTCCGCCTACGGCTGGTTGTACCCAATTGGCGGTAAACCGTATCACACTTGCGCTTAAATTGTATGCCTGCACTTGGATATATGAAGTAGTGTATGCTCCACCTATGTACTGTAGGAATATTTCTTGATTGCTTCCAGTCAACTGTGCAGCACCAATACTGGTGGCCAACGTGGTTGGGGTTCCCGAGCCGGCAATTTTATTAGTTCCTTGATAGGAGACACCGGCGATGGTTTTGCTTGTACTGGTTCCAGTGAACGACAATGTTCCGCAGGCTGTGGCAAAAGCATTCCAGTCTGGATCAATGTCAGTGCCGGTACTGGTTTTGCTGAACTGTAAACGGATTATGCCGCCTGCTCCAAAAAAGTAATCTTTGGTAGTACTGCTAGAGAAGGCCACATCATTGACAAATGCAATTGACCAAGCATTTGTACCTGCGCCAGTTGCTGAGGTCTTGCTGTTGGTACCGGTCCATCCAGTGTATTGGCTACCCGAGGCATAGGCATTCAGCCTGTTGTTGTAGCAGTTGGTAATGTCGGTATTTACTGCGGCCAGAATTGATATGGTAGTACCTGCAGTTGGTGCGGCTCTACTAGTGATAACAGTAGGTTGATGACTGCCCATACTTGTGATAGTGTTTACTAGAGTAGCCCATTGTGTTGCTGTTATGCTACCAGCAGCACTTACTGTGCTTATTGCTGTTTGACCGTAGGTTGAGTTCCAGGTGGCATTTACATTGGCACCAGCTGTGGTGCTGACAAACCCATTATAATCTGTTGCTACAATAGTGCTACCGGCTGTATATGTCATTTTTTATTAATTCCAACTTTATTTAATTGTTACAATAGCTTCAACCATGCCCACACCTGAATCTAATTTGTCCACAAGTGCTCGGCCAATTGTGTTGAACGCTGTGGCTTCTCCAGGATTGGCAGATCTTGCAACGCCATGTCCGGCACTGACCAATCGATCGCCTTTGTGTATAACACCAGTACATTGTACAGGAACTCGGCCGGTCATTGCAACCGGAGGATGAGTCAAATCAGATCCAGCACCACTATTCATTAAATATGCTGCTCGTGTACTTATGACACCGAACACAGAGTCGCTTAATTCTGTTGTGGATCTTGTAATTTCTGCCGATCCGCCCAATTCAACCACGGTACCAGGTTCATACTCAGCATCTGCAGAAAATCGTTCTGCAACGTCAGCGTATAAGGCCGTAGTGGAAGTACCAGCGAATGTGTTTGCAAACACAGTGTTAAAATAAGATGTGCTATTACCAATATTGCCCGAGATATTGCCGCTGGCATTAGTAATACTTGAAATTCGTAATGTATTTCCAGTAATATTACCAGTTCCACTTACAACACCTGCACCAAATAGCACATTACCACCAGTTATGTTACCAGTAGCAGATACTATTGAAGTGGTATTGACGGTACCAGTGACACTGATGTTCATGCTGTTGCCACTACCCATAAAGGTAGCTACGTTGGCATTACCGTATACTCCAGTCAATTGACTACCATTACCCAAGAATACGTTGGCGCTGACGTTGCCTTGTACGCTTACACCTACATTGCCTTGTCCCCAGTATGATGGAACACTAGCACCGCCCACACCGTTTGAAACATTGGCCAATTGTAGTCCAGGATTGACGTTGGCAAAACCTGGAATGGTTGTTTGAGGTGTAAATACTGTGTCTTCACTGATGATACCGACTACATTATTATTGACCACTAACTCTATCACTTTATGAGTTACACTAATACTATCAGTTATCACATTGGCAAAGGCACCGGTTACACCTGTACCTGCACTAAATTGTGGACCTACCAACAACCAGGTAGCACCAGTCCAGATGTTTACCTGTTGATTTACAGTGTCATACCAAAGATCGCCAGTGGTACTATAAACTGATGTGCTAGGAGTTGAGTTTGCTACGACCAAGGCAGCAAGCGATTTCCAGGCCGAACCCATATAAACAGAAAGTTGCCCAGCGTTTGGAGTATTGTTCCACCAAAGTTGTCCAGTTATTGGAGCAGGTGGTGCCGTATTGAAAGAAGAATTTTCTAACATTCTCATGAAGTTAGTGTCTAAGAATGCTCCATATCCAGCGTAATTTTTACCTACCAATGTTACAGCTGGATTGGCAGAAGTGTTGATTGTACCGTCTGCTATAGTTGCAAATATGGTTCCATCTGTTAGGGTTATTGTATATGACATTTGTTTATTCGATCCCGTTATATTTATTATTCTGTAGCATAAGCATATTTATGCTCTACTCAAGTTAGTAAGAGTTTGGATTCGTAACGTGTAATCAATCTGTATTTGACGATTCAAACTTTTTTGCACAGGATGAAAGATTACATGGGTAATTAACAATAAATCACCTGCACTGGGTCCAACTTTACATTGCAATCCCAGTTCATCAAACACGTATTCGCCATTGAAATTGGTGCTGTTATCAAAGGCCTGTTGTCCTGCTGGTTCACCGTAGTCTAGCAAACAGGTCACAATAATGTCGGTGTAAGGTTGTCCTGACGTGTGTACCACAGTCATGTAGTTGTTACCAGGGTCTTGATTGGCTGCGCTGTTATCATCCACTACTTTAACGTAGGTTTCGTTGTATAGACTTGCGTTAATGCCCACAGTATTGGGGGGCAAATAGGTTATAACTCCAGTAGGATCTACTGCGCTACCACCGTTGCCAAATGCCATGTCATAGATAAATCCTCCGCCTTGTACCAAAGATCGGTCGCTTAGAGTACGAGCCATACAGATACTGATATTTTCATAGTGTATGGCATTCTTTTTATCTACTAAAATTTCGCCTGTTCTGGGGTCGTGTATTTTTACAAAACCTTCAATTTTTGTTAGTCCAGGAGTGATTATCATGCTCGTTTCTCCACAAATACCTGCTTGGTTTGAGGATCCGAAATCCTTATATGTCCTTGTACTGAAATAGTTCCGGTATCGTTGGGACGACGCTGTGGGGTTTTTTCAGTAACAGTTTGTTTGGTTGTCTGGTTTTTATCAGTCATATTTTATTTAGCTTGTTTTACAGCCCCCGGAAAACCTTGGGGTATTTTAATAGTCTATCCAGGTTCCTCTGCGAACTAATATAGTTACAGCAACGCCATCTGGTGGTGCAGTATTCAGTGTGACTGATACTGGGGCTTGATTGGTTACAATATAAGCTTCAGCAGGTGTGGAGAGTGGTTGCCAGTAATCAGTATTGCTTATTGCTGTGCCAGCTGGTACATTCTGTTTGGCACTGTAGAAACTGCCGCTGTTGACAACTATATCTTCAAATGAGTAGGTATTACCAATCACCCATGTAGTTGCTCCTGTTATTCGTAGTCCGCCCACATAAACTTCTACAGCTACCGCAAGTGGTTGCCAGTAATCAGTGTTGGCGATTGCTGTGCCAGCTGGTACATTCTGTTTGGCACTGTAAAAACTGCCGCTGTTGATGACAATATCCCCAGATGTGTAGGTGTTACCAATTACCCAGGCAGTAGTTGATGTGCTTAGAGTGATGTTTGGAGCAGCAAATACTGTAGTGGATCCATTGGCCACGGTGGTGGTTTCCACAATGTAATTTTGATATTGTTGGCTAAACAAATTATCAGTGCCCATGTTGTAGACTGTTGCTCCATCGATGTGAGCCGTGATAGCCGTACCAGCAGTTCCTCTCAACAATCCACTAACTGTGTTGTTTGCCAGGTCAATTTCACGGTACATAATTCTTTCAGCACCAACAGTCAACACGCCCCATCGATTTGAAGCCAAATTTGGAACAGCCAAAGCGCCAGCATTGTCAACATAAATTATGTCATCGGTGGTGCCTAGGTCTTGAGCCAATTCAGTAGTAGTCTCATCATTGATGATATAGGTCAATTGTAATCCACGCATGTCCTGGAATATTCTAAAATCAGCTCCGTTGGTTGGACCGCCGGTGGTATATACACGGAAATCCAAGGTATCAAATTCGCTACCGGGCACCAGTTCTTCTGGAGCATAACTGCTGAATACATCAATGTAGCCACCGCCATCAACATTGATATCAGTTGGACGTGTTCCCAGGAATGTGTCAAGATACGAACTGGAATACACAGCATCAAGTATGTCAGGATCAGCTATTATATCTTGATCAAAATTTGGAGCCATTACTTGCACACCTGGATAATGATCACCTGCAATCAACAATGGCAAACTGAGTCCCAGCATGTTTGGAGTAGGAGTATAATAGCCCATGGTACGATCTACACCACTTAATAAAATAGTTGCGGTTCCAGTTCCTGTGCCTGCTCCTGTTGCAATGAACGGTGTTCCAACTATGTTTTGAGATGCACCAATCAAAGTAAAATTGGTTGGACTTGTGACTGTTCCTAAAGAAGTTATGGTATAGGTATTACCAGCCACAATGTCAACAGCGTCCACAGGAATAGTGATATCTGTCCATTGGTCTATGTTAAATGTGGCACTTGAAACAGCACTGTTGGCAGACCAAACTAGGTTGTGCCAACGTACCCGATCTCCTTGCGCATAACTGTAATTGGCTTGCCATTCGTATATAGTAGTTTCATATTGATAACGATCAAATCGAATTGTAATAGTAAAATTTCTTACCAACTGATTGGTCATGATTGGCACAGCTTGTGCGCCAGTTCCATTACCACCCACAAATGTTATAGCGGCTGTTGTTGTGTAGCCTGACCCAGGGTCGCTCACAATCACTGATTGTACACCACCTGTGCCACTGAGTGTGGCATACCCACTGGCACCATTGCCAAACCAGGACAAGGTAGCTGTTCCGTTTAGGGCTGACCCGGACGTGAATGATGGAGGAATATTTCCTGTGGTTCCAGATGCAGTGACCGTGTATAAATTATTGGTTGGACCACTAACATAAAAAATTTGTTGTCCAATAGTATAAACCGTATCAGCTTGCCATTCGGTTCCAAACACCACTTCAGGAACTACATTATATCCAGATCCACCAGTTACTACAGTTGCACCGATAATGCTCAAGGTATAATTATTGAACCACGACTGCCAAGGAGTTTCTGTCCATATAGCTGCATTTGGAGCGGTGTCACTGACAAATGATTCAACCAAGCTCACAGAGTCGGTGTAAGGGGTTAACACCGGACTTACAAACTGTGGGATTTCAACTGTGTTATCCCACCTGGCTGGTACGTCAAAGTCGCTCATTGATCCAGGATAGAGATCCAATCCATCATAGACCAAATTAAATGCTAGAGTTTGCACATGATAGGGTTTTACTTCTTGTAGATATTGTTCCACAAAAGTTTGATTGTCTTGTTGATACAGCTGATACGCCTCCAGGGCACGCAGTTTATGATCCACATTGATAAAGCTGCTTTTCATTAACCAGACTGGGGCTGTAAATTCACTGTAGATATATTTGAACATCAATATCAATAGTTCATTGCGATATATCAAAAACTCATTAGTAAACAGTTCTTGATTAATAGCCTGAATAATTTTTCTAGTTTCAATTGTAGGAGCCTGGTCAAAGTATTGTGCATCATATACTTCGGCCGAAAAACCATAAGGACCAAGTGCATAATTCCATAGCACAGCATCAAAAGCAATAGTGCCATCTTCGAGTACCACACGTTCCCACCCAGTGTCAATTCTTAAATAAATTTCATATTTTCCTTGGCCGTTGTTATTGACCTGCACACTGCTGCCAATAGGTGCCTGATTGATACTTAATGCTTGTAGATCGGCTGTGATGGCAACCTGAGCAACAGGCTGTATTGAACTGTTGTATCCAGGCTGATTCCAGTTGATGTAACTCCAATATAACGATGTATCGTAATTTTGTATGCGAACCAACAAGGTAGTTCGAGTTGCAGTGATGTCTGTCAAGGGGTCAGTGACCACTTCGTATATGGTCCATCGTCCACCTTGGCTGCTGTCAGTCAAGACCAGATAACGATATCCTAGATTGACAGCGGCAAGATTTTGATAACCTAACACAGTCAAGTTAGAAACAACTTGATTATAACCAGTAGTACCAGTTATAGTGCGTGCTGTGATAGAGAGACTGGCACTGATTGTATATGTTCCTTCTCCGCCAGTTCCGGTTCCATAATCCAAGATTGTGACTAGACCAGGAATGCCGGTGCCGCTTATGGTTTGTCCTAAGGCAAACACTCCAGTGATTGTGCCAGCCACAGTCAATATGTTTCCAGAGATAGTGGCCGCTGTAGCTGTTGCTGTTGTGGCATTTGGAATACTTTCACTGCTGTTCAACAGATTGAAAGTGCGTAACTCTGAGATAGGATATTGTGCCAGTATAGTATTAGCTCGGCCAAGATAGTTTTGTAATGCTGTATATCTGTTGACAAACATGCTCTGCCGTGGACGGAATTGTACTCCGTAACGCAGACCTGGACTCAAGAATGGATCTGGAACCAAATTACCAGATACGTCTTCTCCACACAAACTGTCTTGTAATTTTTGATAGATTGAATCAGTAACAAAGCTGTCGGCTTTGCCTTCATTTACAAATTGATATTCAGTATGGATGTTAGCATTAGCACCACCAATCTGACGTTCATATTCAATGTGTAAAATTGTATCTTGAGCACTGATTAATCCTACCGCATTGTATAGTGCCACAGTACTAGAATTTAGTGCGGCTATATAAGGTAGACCGCTGCCAAGTGGATTGGCAATATAACTGGCAATGGCTGTGGTGCTTAAATTTTTTCCATTGGCTGTGTCTACAGTGTTGATTCCCCGTACCCAATAATAGTAATAGCTGGCAAACACTCCATTGGCAGTCAGTATCGATGACACCGTATAACTAGTGGCACTTAATGGAGTTCCGATGCCAATATAACTAGCAGGAGGAACGTCACTTTGAATCCATTGATAAATGTCTACACGACTACCTGGAAATATCTGGCCCCAGCGTTTACTTGCGTACACAATATCATCTTGGTTGGGATTGATAAATCTCACAGTGTCAGTGTCCCACCAAATTTCTCCCACATGAGCAGATCCCCAGGCAGTGCCGTTGTTGTGTATGGTTCCTGTATTGTAATTGGCTGGATCTACTGCACCAATGTAATTGATATTGCGAGCAGCCACTCCCAGTATCTTGCCTTGTAGTGGATCAATAAAGTCGTAATAGGTTTGAGTGCTGTTTAACAGTTTATCAAAACTGTATACACTATTCATCAGCTCAATGTTGACCACTGGCTGTTGTTCATGTATTACTGCCCAACTTGGCAAATTATTATTATTATCAAATATAGACATTGACCCGTAGTTTGTGTTACTACTAGCTCCAAGATCTACACCAGGCGCACCCACAATCAGACGTCCATCCACATAGTTTACTGCTGTGCCAAATCGATCTGCAATACTTGTGCCAGCCTGTCCTGTTTCAATAAAAATAAGAGAATTCGTACTAGGTGCAGTTGCAAACACAACAAAATAAGTAGAAGAATAATAAGCGTAGTCGTAAGTGTCTGGTCCTAGGATTAAGAGCTCATTGTTTAAATAAACTTGTGGCGGATTTGTAATAGTATTATAAACAGAGTTTATATTATAAGTTCTTGTGGTTCCATCACCGACAAAAGTAAAAGTATCCAGTCGAGGCAATTGATAAATTTGTTGACCAAATACCAATTGTCCTGTGTTTGACACTGATGATTGAGCACTTGGCAAATAATCAAATGTATACGCTACACCACAGTTGGATACCGGATTACTAAAGAACGTGCTGTTATCGTCAACAATGGTTTCGCCACCATCAAAGCTCATGGCTTCATACACACTGCCGTTTGGTGCACCTATCACGATGTTGACACTGTCAGTATTGATACTGATTGCACTACCAAAAGAACTGTATCCAACTGGATTTGGACTGTATAGTGTTTGTGTATAGATAAAAGTATTAAATCCCAGTTCCGCAAATGCTGATCCTGTTCCGCCCACTCCAGGTAATACTGTGAGTTTGTTAAATTCTGGGGCCGATGAATTGTTAATAGTTGACAAAATCAATCGTCCTGTGACCACTGTTATTTTAACTCCTATTGCTGGAGCAGATACAAATTCAATTTGTTGAGAGGTGTTATTATAGGTGTAGCCAGAGCTTAATGCATTATTGACATAAACTACCGGGGTTGATCCAGCGGTACTATACACCGTTCCTACAAAAAAGATTTTTGTAATACCATCCCCGGTGAATTCCAAATCAGCAGTCAATGAGGCTTGAACATTGGGTATGACAAATGATGCGTCCCAGTAGGCGCTTGAAGAACTAGGTACCTTCTCTGAACTTGATGCGGTAGCAATATAACAAACATAATTATAAATCACTCGATCATTGATATAATATTGTTTTGTAATAGACCATGCTACAGGACTGATAGCTGTTGCTAATCCAGACACAGTATTGTTAGGACTGTTAGGAACAGCAACTTCAATGTTGTTGATACGAATTGTAGTACCAGGAGTCAGGGTTGGGTTGGCAATAGTGCTGACTGTCACGCCATACAGTCTACTTTGATTGGCTTGTCGTTCAACACTACCATCTTGTTCAATGACATTGGTGTTGCTAGGAGCTCCGCTATAAAGACTACAATTATTAGAACACATGGCCACAGCATTTCCAAATCGTGCACCATTTTGTGGAGCCTGAGAAACTATTTTTTGTACAAACTGGAATTCATTGGTTTCAATTTCAATACTGTCTCCAATGGTCAGTGTAACAGAACTTGCTAATTCAATGTTGGACCCAACCACAGAGAACTGTCCTGGCACATATTGGGCCTCGTTGGTTAAAAATACATCATTGTGTAGTACCGAGATTGGATCAATTGACGTGCCAGGAATGGCATAAATGGTCTGAGCGGTATCTGTTACCACATATCTAACTACACTACGATCAAACACATAGGTCGATCCTGCTGTCACAGTATTGCCTGCGGCATTTACGGCTGTGTCGTTTTGGGTACCAACAATTATACTTCTTCCGTCAGTGCTGGTTGCTAGGCTGGTGCCAAAAACAGCGTTGGCTGACAATGACAGACCAGCAGTAGGAAGAGTTGTAACATACTGCCAGTATGTGCCAGCAGTCACATTAATTACAGCGGCACTGGCAGGTTCTGATCCTGAATTAAAAGTTACATTTCCATCATCAGAAAACACATAATCTATCCAAGGACGCTGAATTATTCCGTCAACAGTAATAGTACATGAATTGATATTTGTCGCAGTATTACCAACGGTGGCTGTATATAGATATGGTTGTAAATCATAGGTAGGATCACCCGATCCAGTACCGTCAAAAGATTGGAAAGCTCGTCGAGCGATCTCTAACTGAACACCAGCTGGCGGTGCTGTAGCAAACACCACGTTAGAGCTATCTAAGGGTATGGTATAATCAGCTGGATAAGATTGTGGTTGATTGTCAAGAATTACCGCTAATTGTTCAGGATATGCTGGGTCGATAATCAAGTCAGGTGACCAGGCGTATGCTGTGCTAGTGCCATCGGTTGTGTAAGTCACTGACTGTTCTGGGATTTCTACCTTGCCGTAAGCATAAACTAAATTTTCAACTGGTGCACTAACATACATCCATCTTTCATCTTTGCTCATTGCTACTGCCGAGCCAAATGCTACAGCATTGGTTGTAACTGCATTACTACTCAAGGCTGTTAATAGTTGTGTTTGCTCGTAATTGTTACTGCCAGGAATTTGATATACCACAGAAGCATATCCTTGACCACTGCGGCTGGTACTGGCACCAATGACTGCCCAATTGTTATCGCCCCATTCAAGACTATTTCCATATCCAGCTACATCTTCAGCTGGCAATGATAATACAATGTTGTTGGCGTATGTGCCAGCGTTGCCAGCTGACGCGATTCGACGATAGGTGTATACTGCGCCACCATCAGCGGCACTTGGACTACCTACTAGTAAACTATAATGATTGGTTGATTGTCCAATGCTGGTTCCATACAAACTATTGGTTTGAGGAGTTACAGCATTTTTACTTTCAGTCAAGGTGAAAGGCGCTTGTTTTTCTAATACTTCCCAATGGCCGGATCCGTTGTCATCGACCCAGGCCCGAGCACCAGGCACCAATGCATTTGCATATGGTAACGTGGCAACGTCACTGGCCTGACTGACTCTCATTGTTTGTAAAAACCATCCTAGGCCATTGCCAGTCAAGGTGGTTTGATTGTTATTGGTAAATGCATAGGCAATTATGATACTGGTCGGTGATGGTCGTCCTAGCACACGGTATACACCATCTACTCCGTCGGCAAAATAGCGTACAATAATCAAGTCACCAACAGCTAGAGTTGTAATCTGGCTGAACTGTGCAATACTGGTACTGTTCAAGTTGTCTGTTATCTGGGTCAGTTTTCCAGGAATTTGAGTGCATCTATAGATATTCCAGTTATAAGGATTATCTCTAGCTACCCAAATACTTGTGCCAGTTCCTACTGTGTTAAGATTGGCGGCAATAGCAGATGGGTCATCCAAGGTATAAACCGTTATATCCACATCGTCGATGTTGACATATCCAGCTGATGGCAATGCTGTGTTCTGGCTGGATGGATATATGGTTGGTAATATATCAGTTGATGTGATATTGTAGCTTTCACTCCAGAGATTGTTCAATAGCACAGTTTGATTGGCCTGACTTGTTTGCCCTGGCAGAATAATTTGTACTGTGCTCGGGCTTCCAGTCAACTTGGCTTCATTGAGGTTAATTTCAAAATAACTTCTATTACTGTTGGCACCATATGTTCCTATCAGCACACCCCAGGTTTCGTAAATCTGATAGTTACCGCTTTCTTTGGTCAAGTTTACACGAGTAAACAAGTCTGTGGCTCTTGTGGTTCCTTTGACTTTGATAAACTGTTGATAAAGATTGACCTGTGTAACATCATCAAGATTGAGATCGGCCATGTACTGCCGTGGTGTAAATCCAATCAAGTTATAGGCCAGCAAATCATTGTTGTTGTTTAAATTAGCAGTTTGTGTGTTGTAAGTGTTGGCCAATTGGTCAGCTTTGTTGGCCAGGTTAGGCAATAGTCCTTGCTCGATCAGAGCATAGTTACTTTTGAGCCAGTCATTGTAATCAAATTTGGTCTTTGGTTGTACCAGCCCACTGGCTTGCCAATAGGTATTTTTATAGCGTACAATGTCACCTTTGGTATATCTCAAATTTGGATTCCATGCTTTGACATTGTTTTGATTTAGGATAAATCCTTTTGCATCAAGAGTGCCGTTCCATTCAACTGTATTAAATGCATTTAGATACATTCTGCTTTGTCTTGCTCCAGTTACTGGATCATAAATCAAATCATTGAATATATCGACATTGTCAAAGATTACAATATTTTCATAATCAGTAAACCGTAAGTTCAAGAAACTGATGGCCTGATTGGCTGTAGGTTCTGGATTTATCTTAAAGCTATTTCCTTCACGCTGTATGATCAAATCTCTTGTGGGTATTGTCTGACGATTTTGATCCAGTAACTGATTTTCAGGACTATAACTATAAATGTCGTCAACGACTGATTCCAATCGATATGCTGTGAGTTGCCCTGCAGCCGGATTAAGATTGATCAAGGTACCGGTCTGCCAGCCTTGTTGACTAAAGTACAAGAACTCTTGAGCCATTTGTGGCCAATTTAGTGTGTAACCATTTTCCAATTCAGTAAAGGTCATACCTTGCGATTCAAGATACTGTCCATAACTTAATAAAAAGTCCACCATCATGGTACGATTAGTAAACACATATCCATATGGAATGTTGGTCACATTGTTGGTGTACTGTGCTGGCACTTGTACTGTGGCACCACCGGCTGATACCGTTTGTAATTTTCCGTTTACTGCGCTGACTATGATTGGAAAGTATGGCTGGTAACTGCCATACCCATAAACTGCCCAACCGTTTTCCACAGTTTCAACTACCACACTACTGTAGGTAATTTGTGCGTAGGGTTGATCTCGATAAACTAAAAGATTGTAACTTTCTGGAGGAATCTGTAAAGATTCATTTTGACTGTCTGGGCTGGACTTTTCAAGATACACTTCAAGATATTGTTGATCAGTCCAGGCTGCCATACGATAACATAACCGTACATCAAGATTGGCCAAATCAGTAGTCAGGGCTGTTGTGCTGTTGATACCACGTTGTTGATTGTAGTCAATGATCCAGTTGATATAGCTGGCTTTGCTGACACCATTGCCATAGATTTCTAATCCGTTGCCATCAAGTCTGTAACGATTGTTGTAGAGATACTGTTCTAGTTCAGCATTGTAACGATAAAGATCTCGATCAGCAAACAAGGCAAAAAATTCAGCTGGTCTAGTTAGAGCCAACAGGCGCATTACTGCAAATGGATAACTTGAACTCATCCACCATGACGCTTCAACTGGACCACCGTCGCCTACTGTCCAGCTCTTGCGGAAGTCATTGGGATTGTACAATCCCACTACACTTTCAAGTGGCGGTAGTAGTTCTCCTAGGCTGTTGACTGGAATGACTGTGGTCAGCCCAGGTCTGGCAAAGTTGGGTTTGATGTATGGTGCTACTGGATCTGCCACAAGTCCTTGTTCAAGATCGCCCCATAGCACCAGGTTATCACTGGTATACGGAACTGGACCATAACGATCTTCCCACCAGATGGGTTTTTCAGTAAAGCCCAACATTTCCCATGGAGTAGTGTTTGGTGTCATTGTATCGTAAAAATAACGATAGATGCCGCGCCAGGCTCCTTGATCTAGTACCGCATTGTTGATCCTGTTTCCAGCTGTGCTGTAGTTGTAGGTAAATGGGTTATTGGTCAAGTAATCTTGAGCGGTATAATCTAGTTTGTTTAGACCCACCCAGATTAAAAAGTCTTCGCCTAGGATCTTGGTTATTTCGGCTTCGGTATAATCTGTTGTGCGGAAGAAACCTGGTAACACTTGTTCCACAGTGATTGGAACAGGATTGCCATCTGTTTTAAGATTACTATAAATTCTGTTTTCAAATTCTAACAAGACCTGATCTCTAATGTCACCAAATGCTACAGTAATGCTGCCATCGTGTCCTTGTATTACTGGCGTGGGTCTCACATAGTCAGTACTGATGTAAATACGCGGAATGTATTTAGGATACAAACCTAGCTTGGTAGGAGTGTTTGGTACAAAATTTCCGTAAGTAGGATTGTATTCGTTGATAGTAACTACATCTCCTACCACTAACGGAATTAAAATAGTCAAGGTAGGAGTTCCATCTCCAACCACATATTCCACGCCACGAGCGAGTAATCGATCGTTTACATACACCAACAGCCCCAAGTAATTAGACGTAGTAAAATCGTAAGTCTGTACAGTGTTAAATCTTGCTATGGTAATTGGTGTTACAGTGGTCGAGTTCGATGCCACTGTGGTTCCAGTGGGCAACATATCACTCCAGTAAAAAGGACTGATGCTGGTGTCGCCTGCATTGATAATAGCAATTGACTGATCTACAATTTGAGGTATAGTTAAATTGACAAAGTCGTTTGTTATTGAAGTGTTTAATAATAATGATTTAAACTTGATATACTCTCGGCTGTTAAACTGTAAAGCATTAAAAATATTGTATTCTTCACTGCGTAAAAAATATCCGGCCAAGGTAAGCGGAGCACTTTGTTGCAGTATCTGTAGACCATAAGGAACAATGTTGCCAAGGTCGCGACTGTTGTTGTTACCAATCACTGGTCCTTCAAGATTGATTAAATTTTGTCCAATGGTACTGTAATGATTTCTTGCAGTGCCCAGAGTAAACTGGTTGCTGTTGCCGTTGAATGGATTGTTTTCTAAGTTGACGGGCACTTGATAAAATGCTGTGGCGCTTATTTGATCACTTAGCACTTGTATTTCTACTAGATCACCAACCACATAAGGCCGACGCAGAGTGATTGTTGTGGTTGTAGCCGTTGTAGTATACGAATAGGTGTAGTCACCTGTTGCGGTATCGTAGGGTTCTAAGAAGTTGGCATTGACAAATATCTGTATGGCTGGAACTACGGTATTGGCGTTGACTGCTAGGTCTAATTGTAGTGGGCGGCCATCGTAGGCAAATCTAAACTGTTGTCTAATTTGACTTTGTACCGCAGCATCTTGCCAGCCAATTTCTCTTTGGAAAACAATTCGATCTTGATACTGTCTTACAAACCCTGTGCTAAGTGCTGTGGTAAATCCTTGGCTGTTGGATGTGTAATTAAAACTGTCGCTGTACAAATTGTTATCAAATACTATGTCACCAATGTTGGAAAGATTAAGATAGGATAATGGAAATCCTAAAACTACATCATTTGATCCAGTACCTACAGCATAGCTGAATAACTTACTACCAACAAAGTTACTACTTGGGTAGGTAGATTGATTGCCAAAACTTACGCCACTGGCATTGTAGATGTTGAACAGTGGAGCTTGATTTACTGAAGTTTTTTGTTGTGTTTGAAGCCAGTTGACTCCGTCAAAGTAAAAACTGACACCGGTGAGTGTATCACCATCCAGGCACACAGTTGTTTGATCATAGACCACAGTTGCAATGGGCACTAGATTGATAATTGGTTCTGGGATCAGCGGAGGTATTGTGTCTGGTGTAATAAATTCAACTTGATAAACTTTATTACGAACTGCAAGATCTTCATCACCAGCAAAAATTATAGTACTACCTTGAACTACTGTATAACCGTCGGTAATAAATTCCTCTTGGCCTTCAACTGTTGTCAAGGCGTCCTCTTGAGAAAAGTCCACAATGTTGACCGGTTGCAAACCTTGCGTTCCAAAGTCAAATAATCTAGTTCCTGCTCTAAATTCCAATATCGGGCGCTTGGCCCGAAATGCTTGATCTAGCACCGGAGGATTTGTGTCTGAGTTGTATTGAGCTGTTTGTTCAACCACATCTACATGAAACCATCTATTGCTTCTTGACCAAGGATTTAGATCTGGGCCGGCTCTATTAATCGTAAGATAATCAGGCGCCACAGGAGATCCTGGAATATAAGTTTCAGGAGTTACAAAATCTGTAACTGGCAATAGTTGTATAGCAGTTCCAACGCCTTCTACATAGTATTCATTGCCCGAATAGGTGTCTGGCACTGTTATGCCTGTGAATAAAACTTTTAGTCCATTGGTAAATGTCACCCCATTGGGACTGGTATAATTAGTTTTGCCAATTATATCATCTATTTTGAGTTCAGCATCAACAGTAACATCTACTAATTTTATTACTCCGATCATGGTTGGATCTTGACTATCTTGATAATACAATATGTCTTGCACAGCAGTCAACGCCGGCATTGTTACAAAGAAACCAGAACTGTTTTTATACCACCTAGTGCTGGCATATTGGGTTCCAAACAATACGCTACACTGTGTCAAATTGGGCACTGACAAAATACTAGTGAGAGATATGTATAATCTCCCGTCTACGTCTGGCACATAATTTATCAACCATATACCGTATTGCACAGCAGGATTTGTTATTTCTTCTAGATTACTAAATGTAGCTGCGTCATATGGCTGAGGTGGAACATCATATTGGCCATTTACTATCCAGCTGCTGGAATTTGGAAAAAAGACAGTACGTCCATTGAGATTGGTTATTCCGTCTATGCCATTGGGATTGCTGTCTAAAAACGTATCCACATATATATTGTTGATCTGATTGAAACCAAGATTAACGACTAGATCTACTGTGCCAGGAGGTTGATTTGGAATTGATCCAAGTTGCGGCAGGTTATAATAAAAACTTTGTTCTGTTGCTGTAGGAGTATTAAAAGTTACAATACCAAGGTCAATGCCGTTATTGACAACACCATATACATCTCTGCTAGTAATGTTGGGAGTAGCAGGTATCACACCATTTATTCCCGGACTGCTTTGTATCCAAAAATCAGGACCTGTTCCATCCACAGCATCAACAATGTCAAATTGCCCACGCATGTTGAATTCAGTTGAACTGCAATAGTACAAGGTATCCGGAGCATCTTGCGGAACTGTAAATGTGATTAGTCCAGTAACGGAGCCATTACGAGAGACACCATTGTTGTATTGATTAATAGAACCAAAGCTGAGTTCTGTTTTGATATAAAACGGCAATGGTGCCGACAACGACAAATTGAATATATAGGTATTGCCACGCACCAGGCTCAATGTTGGATTGCTGTCGTAGTTGATGGTCCAGGCGGTGGTACCGTTGTTGGTCACACGATACTGTACGGTAACTTGATCATTTTGTGCTATGTTAAAATTATAAGATCCTTGACGGGCTAAAGTAAGTGTTGGGTTGTTGCCGCGCACTCCAGAAAATGTATAGTATCCGTTGCTGTTGCGAGTTACTGTGTAGTTTTGAAATGTAGGAACTCCTGTGGCACTGACTGTGACTGCGTCTGGGCCACCCGGAACCCAGTAATATTGTGCATAATTTATAAACTTGTCAAAGTCAACAAATGGATCCCAAGTATAGTAATCACTCTTGTACAGATCAGATGGGTTATTGACCACTGCGCCTTGTAAAGCCAGGGCATCATTGATTCCAGGATAGGTAATAGCATCAATGACCTGACGAGTATTGTCAGGATTGATCTGACAGACACCGGGCTCCAGTTGATAGTTGTTGCGTACCGCAGTGGGTTCTACCACGTAACGATCATTAGCATTTACTCCAGGACCAATACGGCGACCAATAAATCCTTGACTCTTTTTAAATGCTGGTTCTTGTATTAACTGATCCAGTGTTGCGGCCAAAAACTGTTGGTTGACTGGAGTCTGGAATATCTCTGGAAGAAAGTCTACTGAGCGTACATTGTTGGCCATTAAATTACTCCACTACCAGGTGCAGTTTGTAAATTTGTGCTGGTGAGTGCGGTAATAACTTCTACATCGTTGACTGTGGCACCATTGACAAATATTTGATTTGGAGCAGATCTTATTTCATACAAGTCACCAAAGCTCTTTTGTGGATCTAAGGGAACCAGGACCACGCTGCTGACAATGTCTCCAATCTGTTGATGTATATAGGCCGCAAGTTCACTGAAGTAAAATGTATCTCCAAAGTTCCATGCTGCCAAATCAAAATAAGTTTCCATTGTGGCCACCACAAGATTGCGTATTTCACTATTGCTGGCTGTGCTCTGGCCGTTCTGGATAACTTTGATAGTGGCCCGTAGTGCAACATCAGCTTTGCGACCAAACAAGGGCTGGAAGTCGACGGAATTCAAAATCAAATTGTCTGAAATCATCTTGTAGGTATCAAGTCCGGCGTAGGCCGTGTTTAATTGATCTATAGTAGGCGGACTGGGTTCTGACACTGTGCCGGTAACATCTCTTAGCCAGTTTTGATAGGAGGTATAATATTCATTAGTGACCACATATACATCAATGATATTTGTGCTACCTGGGTCAATACGATTGGTCAGGGGACTGTTGTGTCTGTATTGAAAATACAAATCTTGTCGACCAATTCTGGCTACAAAAGTACTATTGACTGTGAGTATTCTTACACCAGAGCTGTTTAATTCTAATGTGTAAAAAATTTGGTCAGTAATAGGTCTAGGTTGGCCATTATCATATGTAAGATATTGATTGTATGCATAGAATACCTGTCCTATGTTGTATTGATCTAGCACCACCAATATTGTGTCCTGGGTGGGATACTCGCTGTTGACTATGCCATTTTGCACCAAAAGATATCTTTGTAAATTGTCAAAGTCCACAGTCTGTTGGAAGAATACCAATTTGTTATTGGGACTCACTGCAGGTGCCACAAGATTGTCAAAAAAGTCTGGATCAACAGGAACAGTTCCACCGGCGCTGGTTTCAAAACTGACTTCTACCTGGAAGTCATCTGTGAGTCCATCAGTTAAGACTGGTTGAGCAATGATGGGCAATCTAGCATCTTCAGGCAAGGGATAGTTTGTATCGGGTTCTGAATTGATTTTGAGTATGTTTACATAATCACTAATCACAGTGCCAGTGCGACTGTCATAAATTGGATCGCTGGTGTAAAAGAAGAATCTTGTTTCTGCCACACTACCAAAGAAATAATCCAAGGATCGTGATATTACAGTATAGTTTGCACCATTGGTGGTACACTGTATTAGCCAACTGGCATCAATATTGGTGCCAGATGTGTTCTGTGCGTTGGTTAAACTGAATTCGGCATTTGTGTCTAGGTTACTGCTGGTAATCAGGTACCAGGTGGCTGTAAGATTATCATACCCTAGACCAAAATTTTGATTTTGATAAATTTGATTTACAATATCTTGTTTTAGACTGGTGGGTATATCTGTTACAAATAACGGAATAACTTCTACGGGTATTGCACCATTTGGTACATAGGTATTCAACACCACTGGACCTGTGCCGTCGGGTAAATTTCCTAGCCCGTCTGCAATACCTGCTAGATATACCGCAGTGGGACCTGCCCACAATACCATTTTTTGATTTGGCTGTGTTGCTGAGCCTGCTTGCAAACGGTTCTCTGCATCAAAGTAATAGCCACTGGGTGGAATAAATTTTACCAGGCTACCAACTGTGATATACTTGGCATTGTTGCTGGCATACTCACCAATGGGAACTGGTTGTCCTGCACTGTTTTCAAAATAGCCTGTGGCTTCGTTTGTTATAACTGTGCTGAGATGCCAAGTATATTGATACGAGGCCAGCTGTGGTCTTGGACGAAAATTAGCATAGTAAAACTGTTGCATACCGGCCTTGGCCAACAATGGATTGAGTTGATTATATACCACATCGCTGATGTCGTTGATACTGAGCCAACTGAATAAAAATGCCGGTGTTAAATTGCTTTCATACAAGGCACCATCGCTGGCAAAAATATTAGTGCTGGAATATTTTCCTGTACCATCAACTAGGTCAAGATATCTGCTGGTACCAATGCTGGCACGATTTACCGCTGTGCTTTTTAGTATACTGTTGTACTGTGTAAATGGAAAATTACTATAGTCTTCGCCGTTGACCATTCTGTTTTGTGTATAGTATTGTGCAGGAGCACGTTGTTTGATTTCAGCAATGGTTTCTCTAGACTGGGCATTGGTCACTGGCTGAGTAATTCCGCAAGTGAAGGTCAGTGTTTCAATTTGCCCAGTACGACTCACATAGCTGATGGGGATCTGTACGCTTTGCATTTCCTGCGGATTGATAATATAAGTCAATCCATTGCTGGCTCTAACATAAGTTCTAAATGTGCCAACAGGGATAGTACTGAATATGCCGTCACCAAAATTCAAAGTGATTTGATCATTTACTCGACTGGCAATACTGTAGATATTTTGTGTGCCTACGGCCAACTGTTCAACTGCGGCTGCATAAACACTTTGCACTGGTCTCCAAAAAGTGCTGATATTACCCACATTATCCAATTGATACAACCACACATCGGTATTATTAACGCCTTCAATGTTTATATTGACCGCACGATTTGTAATTCTTTCGGCCAAATTAAAGTCTTGATTTTGTAGCGTACCTTGCTTGAACAAGAAAAAGTACCCGGTGTTGGCACTAGCAAAGCCCAATTGATCGTTACGGAATAAAACATTGAATCTGCCAATAGGCAACGGCGGCGGTTCGTATATGTAATCTTGTCCTACTGCGGTGGCGTTGACCACTTCAAAAGGCATGTTGACTCCATCAACTGTGGCAGTATATGGAATCACTGGTAAAAACCCTGGAACAAGATTGATAGTGTATTCTTGTGTGCCAACTCCAAGGATATCTTGGCTAGCACCTGGGCGACCAAAGCGTTGTGTATTGACCAAGGAGGCATTGATAATAACGGTAAATTGTTCTTGCCAATCAAGATTGGTAGGATCAGCCCAGTTTATAGTGAGGTTGGCAAGATTGATACCATTGTAGTCAAAAACACTTTCTGTGGTACTGACACTGAATACTTTGAGATAACCACTTGCTTCGGTATTACGCAACGGAGTATAGCTGACCAAATTGGCCAGCTTGATCACGCTGTCTCTACGTTCAGCTGTGTCTAGGTAATTTTCTCTGGTGTTTAAGTCTGTTCTGAATGCCAGTGCCTGGCCCATAAAAGCCATGACGTCAAGCAAGGCAATGAATTCACTACTTTCAATGTAGTCATTGAAAGTTTCTGGATAGTACAGGCGCAAATAATCTACAAAACTTTTACGCAGTGTTTCAAAATCATAACTTTGAAAGTCGGCTTCTCTATAGGTTTGATAGATCCGTTTCCAATCCTCGACGCCAAATATTACAGTTTGTCTTGTAGTTGTAGCCATAGTTCTTCCAGTGTTTTGTATTTATGGCATTAATAATCTGGGTAGTTAAACATACGTGGCTACACGCTGAGTCTGATCAAAGAAAACACTCAATCTTTGTGCGTCTGTGGTTGGAACTACGGTAAGCTCAAGCTGTATCAACAGGCCGTTTTCTTGTGGGAATACTTCTAGGGCGCTGATATAAATCCTAGGATCTCCGGCTGCTACACGCTGGATTTCAGTGTACATTGATTGCAAAGTATCTTGTGTTTGATTTTCAAACAACATGTCCCACAGGGTAGTTCCGTAGGCAGGACGGCCCACCAGTTCACCTTGTCTAATATTAAAAGCATTTAGCAAGTCTCTTTTGATCAGTTCAAAATCAGTTAAAGTAAAATACTTGTTTTGATTGATGGTATTAAATCCAATAAACGTAGTCATAATGTATTTACTCTTATCCTATTCGTGGAAAGGTGGGTCTCGCTTGATTTAAAGCATTACTAATCACACCGCCGGCCTGCGTGGATATTCCCGATGCAGTATTTTGTGCCTGACTTATTAGCCCTGTCACAGTATTTTGTGCTTGAGAGACTTGGCTTAATAACGCACCGCCTTGGCTTTTTAAGTTCTGTAGGATTGTTGCTGCTGATGAAATATCTGCAAGAGAACTCAAAGACAAACTATTAGCCGATGGTGCTTCAAACGAAGGCACTGGTATTTTAGAACTTCCTAGTATCTTAACAAATGCCACATCCAGTGTGGCACGATTTGTTGTGTTTGTAAATCCAGCTGCGGTTTGTACTTTTGCTACTAGATCGCCAGCTCCGCCACCAAATATATTGCTAAGACTGTCTAAACTCAAATTAGATAAACCATTGAGTTTATCAGTTACGTTGCTTATTTGACCGTTGACTGCATCAATCGCACTGCTGACAGCGCCGGTTGCTGCCGCAGTGGCATTGTCAATTGCACCAGAAACAGCCGCAGTGGCATTGTCAAGAGCACCTGTGGCCAGGGCACCTACATCGGTATTTGCTAAATTAGTAATTGCACTTGTTGGATTGCTAAATGCTGTGGCAAACTGTGCAGCCTTGCCTGTGATGTCAAGGTTACTGGTCAGCGAGCTAACACTTTGTCCAATATTACCAACCGTGGTACTCAATGATCCGCTTAGACCGCTAAGAACACCGGCTGGATTTGGAAGCTGTCCATTTACTAAACTTGTTAAATTACTAGTCTGACTCCAGGCTGCTGTGGCTGCTGATCCAAATCTTCCTGCGTTGGCAACCAAGGCACCTACATCTCCCACTGCGGTATTTGTCAAGACACTGGTCACGCTATTTTGTGTAAACACCTGTCCAACACTGGCTGTTATTGCCTGTGTGGTTGATGGAGTTATTACTCCATTTGATACCAGCCCAGTGTAACCATCTTGTAGTAACGATGTCATGGCCCTAGTTTGTGTTCCTGGATTTGCTAAAAATTGTGCGGCTGTAGTAATTCCGCCTTTGCCAGTCCAAATTCCAGGAGAACTCAGTACACTGGTCAACGGCGCTGGATCAAATATAAATCGTTTCCAAGTATTGGGCTTGACATACCCGGCCTGTTCTAATTGCACACAGCTTAGACCGTATTGTCCAACTCCCTTATCGTCACTCATTGTGTCGGCGGGCTGATCCACCAGGTTGGCCACCTGGGCCAGGATACCTTGCACCTGTATTGAACTGAGAGGCCCAATTGCTGCAACAGGAAGACCTGTGTTGATGTTTATTAAATTGGCTTGATTAATTGGATTAGTCAACGGCGTGTTAACCAATGCGGGTATTCCAGTACTGGTGGGCAAATTGTTCAACGTCAAAATTGCATTCAATCCATTGTTTGTTAATGCATCCAGTATGCTGGTTGTCAATGTACCTAGTGAATTATTTGTCAATGCATTCAGTGAATTATTTGTCAATATCCCTAGTCCATTGTTTGTCAACGCATTCAGTAGTGCATTATTTGTTGATATGCCCAGTCCGTCATTTGCCAATGTATTCAATATGCTGTTGGTCAATGCATTCAGTGAATTATTTGTCAATATCCCTAGTCCGTTGTTTGTTGCTATTGATGCCCCTAGACCACTACCTATCAACGAAAGTATTGCCTGGTTGTCAACTCCGGCTGTTCCTCGATCCAATCTACTAAGCGCAAACTTGGTAATGTTTGTTGCGGCACCGGTCAGTGTTTGCCCAGGGCTGTAGCCCACCAATGCCCCAGCGGCCACTTGACCATAAAATATCAAATCAGCCTGTAACTGTGTGGTGCCAGCAGGTGCAGATAGTCTGAATGTAGAACCTGAAGGAAGAGTATAGTTGAATATGCTCATGATGTTTTTGTGATACTCACTCCAGCTGGTAAAGCAGCTGCATCGGGCGGAGGACTTGGTTGTCCCGGTTGCACAATTGAAGACTGCACAGATACACCTTGATTGTGATAGGCATACGGTTCGTGTGTGGGTGCCCGGGTACAACAACTTTCAGTACCGGTAGAGCTGGTTTGCCAACCAGTGCTGGGATTAAATTCCACGCCGGGCATTAGATATTTGGTTATTGCAGTAGGAGCGTCTGCTGGCTGTCCGCCACCACTGTTGAGCAAGACCTTGCTGCCAGTTAAACTGAGTTGTCCTTCTGACGCCCAACTGCCTAGACCGCTCTTGATTGCCAGTCCTCCACCGCTCTTGATGGCCATGCTGCTTTCTCCAAACAGGCTGAGTTTACCTTTGCCTGCCAGATCAGCATCTCCATCACTTTGTATACTGGTACCTTTGATGCTTTTGAGATTCATGCTTCCGCCAGCAAAAATATTAACATCTGCGTCGGCATGTAGATTTATTGTGCCTTCGGTTCGCATGTTTATACTGTTGGTGCTGTAAACATCAAGTGTGCCTTCTTGTCCAAGCTCGACCCAGGTCTGTCCGTTAGCATGACAGATATAAAAACAGTTGCCGTCATCACTCATGGTTATCTGATGTCCTTTGGCGGTCCTGATTCTGACCAAATTATCAGATCCATTTAGTGCTCCATCGTCCATGACAAAACTGTGTCCACCCCGGCGTCCAATCACAGCAATGCCTTGTAGCGTTTGTTGATCTAGTGCCTTGGGATTGTTGGTGTCACCCAGTCCGCTTTGATAGATAGCGCGACCCGGAGTGCTAATTCCATAGCAGTTGCTTGGGCTTTCTCTCTGGGCACTGGAACCAATTGGGCCACGAACAGTGTCATTGTTCAAGCCTTGTTGAAATAACACACCAGCCACATAACTGTGCACCGGTTTCTTTTCGTTGAAGAATGTGGGACTTTCGCTAGTTTTAGGATTGCTGGGTGCATTGTTTATTTCAGTAACCGGCAACCTTGGTGAACTGCTTAGATACTCGCCTTGTATGGCATTTTGAGTTTGTGCTTGATCTTGACCTACCGCACCAATAGCCGGGATCATGTGTGTGATACCATTTTCTGGCAAGCATCCTATATAGTATCCATTACCTGGATCGTCGTTGACAAAAAAGCACAAGACCTGTGTGCCAATGTCAGGAGGTGTGAACCACATGCCGTAACTCTGTTGGTTGCCATCTAAAAAGGTACCAGTTCCAGCACTACCGCCCTTGGGTGTAGCACCATAAAATGGCGTACAGTAGCTTACTGTGCGCCAAAGATCTTGATTGTTTTTGTCAGGACCTCCGAATGTTTCAATGTACACTTGCAGACGTCCCATACGAGTAGGATCGTTGTTGTTGCGCACTTCGCCGATGTAGGGGCCAGAGGAGCCTGGTAACCCGCCACGATCTTGGTCAAAGGTGTTGGGTGTTCCGGTACTGCGTTGAAAATTATCTAAAGCCATCTAGTATTCTTTCTCGATATTGATCTGTTATTGATCTGTTCCTGTACGATTTTTTGATTTAAAATTAAATCTGTTTGGTTGCGTTAATCTTGGTCGTATGGTTTCATTTAGTTCGTAGGGATCAAATTTAGGAACTGATGCTTTTGGAGGAGCAGGCGGAACAACAACCGGGGTCTGTTGTTCAAGTTGGGCTGATTCCAATATTTGTTTTCCTTTTAGTTCTTGTTCAAATCGACCTTTACTAAAAAAAGATTTTACCGCTGTGGCAGTATAGGTGTTGTTCTGTCTTGGAAGTCCTTGTTGATTGTTCACATTCATGACTCCAGTAGAAAAATCATAATCTTGCGGCTGGTTCCAGCTGATATCAAAAACTATTTCTTGGCTGTCGTAGTTGATACTGCCATCAGCATTGAACGGCGCAAACGTAAACTGACCATTGGTAATTCCTCCACTGGCTTCTCCTTGTTGTAACCAAGCAGGATCTCCTACTATACGCAGGGTGACTTCGCTTTGGGCGCTTGGATCGTAAAAAAAATCAGTAAGGCTGTCAACTGCGTTGTTGGTATAAGTTCCTGTTGCCTGACCAGTTTTTTGGGTAGTGGTTGGCATGGCAGTGTAACTGTACTGGTCTCGATAGTCTGTGGTCAGCCGTGTTCTGGCTGCTACAGGTCCATTACCACCGAGTATCAGAGTATACAAGGTATTAAAGGCCTGTTCAAAATTTAAAATCTGTGTGTTTTGTCCTGTAAACCAATAGTAATAGCTTTTGTGACTGCCGCGATATCTACTTTTAGGAAAAAATGGTGTTTCCAAGTTGCTGACAGCATATGGAGTTATTAGATATGTCATACGATAAGCATAGTCTCGGCGTGCAACATCGTAACCAAGGCTTGTGGCCTGTACACTTACCTTGTACCATACTGTGGTTCCTCCTCCAGCCTTGGGGTTGGGCAAAACTTCTTGAGTGAGAGGATCGACTTGTTGCAAGGCCTGATCCGATGCAAAACTGCTACTGCGCAAAATTTGATCAATTGCCTGTACTACCTGAGTGCCTTGAGATATAGGCCAATTTTGACTGTTGTTGTCTACTCTATCAGTTTTGGGGTCTAATGTTTCTTTGGCAGTATCGCTATTCTTGTTGGCAGTCTTTGATCGGTCAGTACTGCCAGGTTTTTTAATGGTGGATTCTTCCAAAGCCACTGGTTCAAATATAATTTCGTAAACATCGGCTATGTCGTATTTGTTTTGTTTGGCCAAATCATTTTGATAGGTATTCAAGGCCTCTACCAATCCAGTAAAAATATAATTTTGATTACCGGTGGGTGCTGCCGGAGCCTTTGCTGGAGCTGTAGTAGTGGTCTGTGTTGGTTGCGCTACTTGTCTTACTCCGGCTCCTGTTCCAAGAACTGTTTGTTGATTATTTGCTCCAAACCTACGCGGACCTGCTCCAAAGCCCGAACCAAACTTTCCGTCGTCGACTAAATTTTGTTGTTTGTTTGTTAGATCAGCCATGCTTATGCTCCTACCTGGGTTGGTGAGTCACTTTCACCGGTAAAGTTGCCCAACGCATCTACACCGGCACTGGTTGATCGTGGATTAGGAGGACCGGGCGGAATGTTAGAACTTGACGGTGTTGCCTGTGGTGTTCTCTCGCCTGCCAGTGGCGGTAGTTGTGATAAAGGTGCATTTCCTCTTAGCAGATCTTTCACAGTGGTTCCTGACAGCTGGAAAGGAAAAGGTATAGTTCCTCTATTTTGACCTATGGCAACGTTTTGTGCCACCGGCTTGGCTTCAATGTTGTATTCAACTTGTGCTTTAGCTACACGAAAAGTAAGTTTAGTCAGAGTAAATGGATATATTTTTTCTACTATGGCCCTAGGGTCAGTGGTAGTGATCTGGCCTGTGCCCCGTCTGTTGTATCTACCTATTATGGGTGCTGACAAATTGCCTTGGCTGTCATATCCGTAAAAACGAACAACCAGGCAATACTGAGCTTTTATGTAGTTTGGAGTAAGATTGCTACCAGATGCATTGGCCCGGCGGTCTTGAGAGGCGTAGTCAGGAACAGTTGGATCAATAAATGTGCCGCCCGGAGTGTTTATTTCTCTAACTGCTCGATAGAGATTTTGTATCAAGGTTATTCCGTTGGGTTCAGTTACTTTAAATTTGATATCAGTGGCACAGTGGGCCATCTGGGTTCCTCCTCCGGGCGCGCTGGATGTTATTTCTAAATCATCTATATAGTAATCAACAGGAAACATTGCACTACGTCCGCCCGGACTTGATGCGCCGGTAGAATTATTGCTTGTTGTTGTTGGAGCTCCGCCGCTTTGCATCAACAGTGTCCAGCCAGCTACACTGCGTTGGGGAGAATTTATTAATTGGTTAAACTGAACGTCGGTCATTAGATACCAACTGATCTGGTATGTATAGCTGGCATATTCATCAAGTATGTTGGGTTGAGTGATGATACGACTATTTGTGGCTGTTCCAAATGTGGATTTGATTATGTCTTTGGTTGAGTTACCAGTGATTACAGGACTGTCGGCTCTGCCGTCACCAACACCAGGTTGTGTGGCTGAGCTGGCTGTGCCCCCGGCAGCAACGTCCAGGGCTTCTTGTGGGCTGAGTCCACCTTCGACCAGGGCTGCAACATTTATTCTTCCAGTGTTTATGTTAGGAGCAGGAGTAGCTTGGCTTATTGATAACTTGATTGGATCTGGATCCAGGCCCTCGTCAACCACAATCGGTTCTTCTACAGAACCCAAGGGCTCAGTAACTAGACTGGTTGGGTTTTGTGCTGTTGCCCCGTCTGTCCTGGCTGTCTGATTGTTGGCCGCTACTGCTCCTGAGCTGACCGGACCACCATCTAGTGGTGGCGGGGTTGCCGCTTCAATCGCTTGTCTTGCCTGTTGATCTAGTGCTGGTATTGCAAGCTGTAAGTCTTTATATATAGCGGCAGTGTCTGGGTCACCGGCGTCTTGTATGAATTGGGTGAATCGGTTGAATGCTTCCATGGTCGAAGCAGACCTGAACAATTCACGACCGTTTGGCTGGGTAATGGTATAAAAAATTGTACCGTCATTGAAAGGATTAAGTGAAATGGTGTAGCCATCAATCACCCGTTTAATCTCAGCCATGTTAGAATCCCAACACTGTTTGCAAGGTAGCTATCCTGGGCAGAAATATTTCAACGCCCACAGCAAAATCCAAAGGCGGCTTGGTCAAGGTGTTGGGGTTGCGTTGATAAAACACCCACCACAATCCTGGATTGCTGTATAGATCATAGGCCAACAAATCAGGTCTGTACTGATAGGTTAGATTGATAGCAAATGACAAGTCGTCCGGTAATAAGGGAATAGGCCGATTGGTCATGGTATCCAAAAAGAACTGGCTGTAGCCGGTTGTATAATAAGCACTAGTACTATCGTATGCAGCCATTACCAGAATCCTCCTTTGAGTTGATTGCCGTTGGCAAATTGTTGTAAATTAAATACCTGACTTACCTGTTGACGACTTTGTACTGGCAACAAGGTTATGACTATGTCTATCTTGGTTGGCACATAGGTTGGATTTTCAGTGTTTGGGTTACTGGGCGTTGGCCTTGTCGCTTTGGCACCTTTGGGGAGAGATTTTCCAAACGAGTCTATTGCAGTGGCCAATCGCCTAACCGAGCTCAATGAGTTATTGGTAGTTTGAACTTGTTTGTTGCGCAATTGATTTTGATTCAGTTGCAAATTGTTACTGCTGCCGGCACGGATATAATCCACATCAGCTGGCAGATTGTAGTTGAAACTTGTGACCAATACTGGGTGCTTATTAAATTGATAATCTCCAAACCCGGTTAAAAAACACATAGGAGGAGGTGATCCTAAATTCTGGCTTTGTCCGTAAAACATTTTAGTCACTGATCTAAAGAAATGTATCACGGCCAAGAGATAATTGGCCTCTTCGGTATCCTGTGCCGTAAACGCAGCTGTTATAGTGACGTTGTCGGTGTAGCTGTTTTGGTAAAAATATCCGCGATAGTTGCTGTGGGTAAGATCGGTGGGATTGTAGTTGGCCTTGTAATTGGTAGAAATTTGTGGCGTATATGGAAATATAACTCCGTTGCTGGACTTGAGCGGGTTGAGTATGAAAGCATTTTCAGCATTGTATAGATAATCACTGTTGTCTGCTAGACTCAGGCGCAATCGCCAGTCAGTGTTGTTTAGGGTTCGTTGTTGAGTTAGTATAGTCTGTTGTTTTTTTACATTGGCTGCACCAGCTGCTACGGCCCTGGATTGATCACTGCTGGCCTGCGTGGCTGGCTCCACAAAATCGTAGCCTACAAATACTGGATTGTTGTCTTCATCTAGAGTAAATCCCGGATTGAGATTGCCGTCTTCGTCGTAGGCCTGTCGTTCACGATAAGGATTGGGGGCTGTCAAGGATTCTGCTAGAGTGCCAGTGACATCCAGTTCCTGGGATGCATACAGTGCCAGCGGATCTTCTACGTCGGTTGGACCAGACAATTGATTGGGCACTTCTTCGGCATCTGGATTGGGTATCTCAACCCCGGTGTCAATCTGTGATTGTTCGTATGCAAACAAACTGGCTTCGTCGCGATCTAGTCCGGATGCTACTGTGACTCCAGTTTGAGTTTCTACCACATCAAAACTGCCGTTGTTGTTTGGTACTACAGAATAGTCGCCGGGCACAGTGATTGTGCGGGCAAGAGGTTCTGGTGATGCATTTTCTTGGGCAAACGGATCGTCAATTGCAAGAGCCTGAACACTGGCCAGTGCTGTTTCTGGATCAAGCCCGGCCTCAATCTGGGCTGCTACACTTATTTTATTAGACGATACCACATTGAATCTATCGAGATTTGGCGGTTGTTGTGAAGGAGTCACCGTGGTTATTCGCCCAGCGTCCTGTGCCAGGGTCGCTTCTATTTTTAAATTTTCTTTTGCGGCCTGTACCTGCGTCTCAGCCAGCTCGGCTTGCTCACGTAAAAGATTCACTGATTGTTGTGCCCGGTCGTATGCTTCTGTGTCGGGTTTCAGTTTGTCAAGTTGAATTTGAGCTTCAGTTAATTTTACTATGGCGTTTTGTTCTGCTGCTTGCGCCCGAGCACTAAGTTGTTGTGCCGTGGTAAGTTGACTGTTTTCAGTAGAGCTCAATAAAGCAGTTTGCGGTGTTTGTCCAGCTTCGACTAGAGCTGCAACATTTGTTGGAGGATTAGCAGGTTGTGGGCCAGCGGGGTTGTTGGTCGGAGTTGGCGGAACATTGTAGTTGGGCTGTGAATTAATTGCGGCCTGGGTTGCTTTGATTTCAGCAGGGTTGCTGATTTCGTTGCCCAATGCATCATAGTATTGTGTTGTGCCATCAGGGGCCACATTCATCCGGGGCTTGCCATCGGGTCCATAGGTGACCGTGTTTCCATTGGTAGTAGTAACTGTCTGTCCTGTTAAATCAGCCATAATATTTTTCCTATACGATATTTATCGCAAAAATAAACCACCTATATAATGATATAGAGGTTGACAAATGCCAAAAGTGTTGTAAAATAAATACACATCAAGGAGATTCACTAGTGGCCACAACCATACCAAAAACCCCAGCAAAAGTCAACTATCTCAACAACAGAGATATCTTGAAAGAAATACATCTAAGTAAAAACAGCTATTGCGCCTATCGTGATCCGGTTCTGGATCATCAGTATGACATTATCCTGCCCACTGTGTTAAAAATAAATCAACGCACAGTGGCCGAAGCCAGACGCAACAGGGCTGACCGTGTCAAGCGAGAAACTGGGCAAGTGGTGGACCCTGTACGGATACCTAATACAGATCTAGTGTTCCGCATCACTTGTTGGGAACACATACCCATGGCACCCAAAAAGATACCTAAAAGTGCTACCAAAAAGAAAAAGATCGACGAGATATTTGAGCTGGAGCTCGAACCCGAAGATCCGTTAGCTGAACTGATCGAAGAACCTATACTAAGTCCAGTTCATGTGAGATTGAACTTTCCTCCGTTTTATCACTACCGATTGGACGATAACAAAGAACCGTTCTTGGTGGGCAAGAGCCACTGGAAGGGCGATCTAGAATACGGTGAGTTCAGCAAGGATCATGGTAAAATGACTCGTAAGCTGGCTACCATGTTCATGAAGCTGTGCGAACGCTATGCCACACGAAGCAACTGGAGAGGATACACCTACAATGAAGAAATGCGGGGACAAGCCCTACTACAGCTTAGCCAAATTGGCCTGCAGTTTGACGAATCAAAATCGCAGAACCCTTTTGCATATTATACTGCCGCTATCACCAATAGCTTTACTAGGATCTTGAATCTGGAAAAGAAAAATCAAAACATACGTGATGACATACTAGAAATGAACGGGCTCAATCCTAGCTGGACTAGACAAAATGCTGGACGACGTAACCCAGATCATGTTGCCGGAGAGGTCGTAATATCCAACGAGGAGTAGTATACTAGCTAGATGACAAATCTATTTCGTAAAGCAGCTATCTGTACTGACATACATTGGGGACTAAAAAGCAACAGCCTGGTCCACAATAGAGATTGTGAAGCATTTGTTGATTGGTTTATTGCCACTGCCAAAGCGCAAGGTTGCGAAACCGGTATGTTCCTGGGCGATTGGCACAATCATCGTGCATCAATCAACCTGCAGACCTTGCAGTTTAGCCTGCAGGCCCTGGAAAAACTATCAGCGGCCTTTGATCAGTTTTATTTTATTCCGGGCAATCACGATCTATACTATCGCGACAAGCGAGACATACACGGAGCCGAGTGGGCCAAACACTTGCCCAACATAGTCATTGTGAACGACTGGTTTCAAAAGGACGATGTCATTATTGCTCCTTGGCTGGTTGGTGATGATCACAAACGCATACCCAAGATGACGGCCAAGTACATGTTTGGACATTTTGAATTACCACATTTTAAAATGAATGCCATGGTAGAAATGCCCGACCACGGCGAGATCCGTGTGGATGCGTTTGGTGGAATCGAAAGTGTGTACTCTGGACACTTCCACTTGAGACAAAGCAAGCGAAACGTGAACTATATTGGCAACTGTTTTCCACACAACTTTGCTGATGCCGGCGACAGCAATCGTGGCATGATGGTCAAAGAGTGGGGACAGGCCGATCAGTATTTTAGCTGGCCAGGTCAACCCTTGTATCGTGTCTTGAAATTGAGCCGGGTGATCGACAGTGCCTCTGAACTATTAGCAGCCAATATGCATGTGCGTGTAGAGTTAGACATTGACATCAGCTACGAAGAAGCCAATTTTATCAAGGACACATTTGTAAAGGATTACAATCTAAGAGAGATGGCCTTGATACCGGTCAAGAGCACAGCGGTAGATGCCGACATGGCACCCGGTGAAATCAAGTTTGAAAGCGTGGATCAGATTGTCACAGATCAGCTGACCAATATTGAAAGCGAATTCTACGATCCAAAATTACTGTTAAAAATATATCAGAATTTATAAATCAATGCCCGCAAAATATCCTATTTTTCCTATACAAACAGATACTGCCTGTTTATTAAAATGGTCCTGGAGTACTATATATTTTAACAGTGGTTCTACAGCATCCTGTCATAGAACAAAAAAATTTGCAATTGATCCTGATAATTTTGATCAATTTCATAATTTGCCAGATAAGGTTGCTGCAAGAACTGTTATGTTGAACGGACAGTGGCCAGCCGACGGTTGTCAATATTGCCAGAGTGTTGAAGAATCTGGTGGGTATAGCGATCGGCAGTTTAACTTGTACCAACAAGAAAATGTAAAGTTGGTGCCACCCGAACTGCTTACAAATTCAAAAGAAACTTCAATTACCCCAACTATTGTCGAGGTATATTTTAAAAATACCTGTAACATGGCCTGTGTGTACTGCGGACCTCATCACAGTAGCTTGTGGGAGGAAGAAAATAGAAAATTTGACGAATCTTTTGGCAACGACGCCACAGAATATAGTGTTCGTTTATCGCAATTTAATTCAAATTACGATCGTATGGTCAACGATTTTTGGAATTATCTTTCAACCGATAATCGTTACCAGGTGATTCAACGCTATCATATACTAGGAGGAGAGCCGTTTTTACTTAAAGAACTAGACGATAGTATTGACTTTTGGAACACACACGGAAATCCAGATTTAACATTTAGTATTATATCTAATCTCAATATTCCGCATGAACGATTTAAAAAATATATACATCAATTTGAAAGATTGGTGTTAAGAAATAAAATATGGCAATTACAACTAACTGCTAGTTTAGATTGTTGGGGACCCGAACAAGAATATGTGCGGTATGGACTAAATCTTGAAACATGGTTACAAAATTTTGAATACTGTATTGATCGGCCATGGATATCTTTAAGTATTAACAGTGCAATATCTGCGCTGACGATTAAGGGCCTGCCAACTTTATTAGAAAAAATCAATCATTGGAATACTCAACAAACAAAGGTTGCAGGTCGGTGGCAATCAGAACCAATTATTCATAGTTTTAATACATCTGGGCAACAGGATAATCCGTACATATTTGGATCTGGAGTATTTGACAACGATTTTGAAAAAATATTACAGCTAATGCCAAAAAATAATTCTATTCAACAAGGACGGTTTCTTGCCATGGAAGGAATTGCCAATAAACAAAAGAATTCTATTAGAGATAATATCTATATTGAAAATTTAAAAACTTATCTTGACCAGTTGGATGTAAGAAGAAAAACCAACTGGCGAACTCAATTTGGTTGGCTAGACCAGGACTTTAGTGTATAATAAAAAATAATGATACAAATAAAAAATCTCACAGTACGAAACTTCATGAGCGTGGGTGCTGCCACACAAGGCATTGACTTTGATCGACGCGACTTGACCCTGGTGCTGGGTGAAAACCTAGACCTTGGTGGCGACGGATCTAGAAATGGTACAGGCAAGACCACGATCATCAATGCTCTTAGCTACAGCCTATACGGACAAGCACTCAGCAACATAAGAAAAGACAATCTAGTAAACAAGACCAATGGCAAGAACATGCTGGTCAGTTTGGATTTTGTTGTGGGTTCGCAACAGTACAGGATCGAACGTGGTCGTAAACCCAATGTGTTGCGATTCTTTGTGAACAACCAAGAACAGGCCGCCACAGACAATGCGCAAGGTGATAGTAGAGAAACACAGGAAGCCATAGAACAGACCTTGGGCCTTAGTCACGACATGTTCAAGCATATCTTGGCATTAAATACCTACACTGAACCGTTCTTGAGTTTAAAGGCCAATGATCAAAGAACCATCATCGAACAGCTACTAGGCATCACCATGCTGAGTGAACGTGCGGATAGGATCAAGGAACTGAACCGACAGACCAAAGACGCAATCACACAAGAAGAATTCCGTATCCGTGCTGTGCAGGATGCCAACGGGCGCATCGAAGAACAGATCACGGCCTTGAAGCGTAGACAGACCTTATGGACGACCAAACATGCAGAAGATATACAGGAACTTGAGAAGGCCCTTGCGGCGTTACAAGAAATTGACATTGACTCCGAGATCGCGGCCCACAAGGAACACAAGACGTGGGACCAAAAACGCAAGGACATCAATGAACTGGCTGGCCAGATTAGCCGAACAAAACTTGACATTGGTCGCGAAGAGAAGTCGATTTCCAAACTATCCAAAGAAATCCAAACGCTTGAAAACCATGAATGTCACACGTGCGGACAGGCCTTCCACGACACTAAGCACCAACAAGTTTTGGCGGCAAAGCAGACGGATCTGGATTCAGCAAGAGCGGCGTGCCAAGAATATACACAGCTCTTATCAGAACTTGAGACTGCCCACACCTCCCTGGGCGTGTTAGGTAAACCACCCCGGATGTTCTACGATCATGAAGAGGATGCTATCAAACATCGTAGCACACTCAGCAATTTGCAACAACAGATAGACAGCAAGCGAGTTGAAGCTGATCCGTATTCAGAACAGATTGAAGAAATGGCCGCACAGGCCTTACAGACTGTGACCTACGACGCCTTAAATGATCTTACTCGACTACAAGAACATCAAGACTTCTTGCTCAAGCTACTGACCAGCAAGGACAGTTTTATCCGTAAGAAGATCATTGAACAGAATCTTGGCTATCTCAATGCCAGACTCACCTACTACCTGGACCGTATTGGCCTGCCACATACAGTGGTGTTCCAGAATGATCTCACTGTTTCAATCGAAGAGCTGGGTCGTGAGCTGGACTTTGACAATCTCAGCCGAGGTGAGCGCAACAGATTGATACTCAGCATGAGCTGGGCCTTCCGTGATGTGTTTGAAAGTCTATATCAACCGATCAATGTGTTGTTCATTGATGAAATGATTGATAGTGGTCTGGATACACAAGGTGTGGAAAGCAGCCTGGCCTTGCTCAAGCAGATGAGTCGCGAGCGCCACAAGAGTATCTGGCTCGTGAGTCACAGAGATGAGCTGGCTGGACGTGTGGAGAATATCCTGCGTGTGGTAAAAGAAAAAGGCTACACTAGCTACAGCACGGATGTAGATATTGCATGATTACTTGGGTAAGACATCTTCCAGTTGTGCCGTGCAAGAGCCTATGGCGACTACAGAATCCGGGCACTCTTCCACATCAGGAGTTAATTACAAATTTCTGCAGAGAAAATTCAATCCAAGATTGTTTTATCACTTCTGTAGTTCCTGACAGCACTCACGACGTGATTTCTTTAATAATTAACCATCTTGAGTTTGTTTCAATACAACATATAGATTGGATGCTAGAACAGTGTTTGCCCAAAGCAAGAAAATTTTTACACCTTGCTATAAATAAATTTTTAGTATACACCGAATACAATCAAGAATTATATGTTGATCAACCCGATTTAGATTTAAAATTAATCCAGCATTGGTCTGCTCACATTAATCGGGCTCCGTCAATTCAACAATATCAAAGCGATGACTGTGGCATGTCTGGAAATTTTATATATCCAGTTACTCAAGTAATTTGGCCAATCAATGACTAAAGCACAAGTACGAATATTGAAATCTCATTATGGGCCAAGATGGCATCTATATAGGTACAATTCTAAGAACAACAACAAAAAATTACTTCTAGAAGAAAAATTTATAATAAACAATACATTGCCAGGACCTGTGTTCGCTCATAAATGTCTAGGAGAAATTTATCAAGGCATACTAGACGTACATACCCAGTATTATGCACCAGTGCCCACAGTATTATTAATCAATAATGTTGAATTCAAATATAAAACCATTGATGAGTTGATAACAATGATTGCAGATTATAAAAAATATCTTGTGCCCAATGGAAGAATAATAGTAACTTTTAGTCTTTCGTGTATAAAATACGATAGACTTAATATATCTGTGGATTCATTATGTGATTGGGCAATCAATTTGTTTAAAAAACAACAACTTGCTTGCCATAAACATTACGTTAATATTAAAAATTCCACTCATGGAATAGGACAGATATTTTTAAGTTTGGATTATCATGTCTGATCTATATTGTATGTTTTGGATTCCAGGGAGTTGCGGCGATATTATTCAACAACTACTAGGAAAATCTGGTCAATTTGAAAATCAATACGATGGTGCAATTTTAGATACTGGTCGGGCATTGCAGAGCGTTGATCCACGATTAAAGAACTTATTTCCAAGCAATATTGTTACGTGGACCCCAAAGAATACTAACAGATGGTATGGCAGAACATGGAACGACTCTGACATATTAAAATTAAAAGAGTTAGCAGCAGAAAGTAGTCAATCGTGGATTATCGGTACGCACAGACTTGATCAATTGTTTTTTTTAAAAAAATCCTTAGATATAGTGTCTATTGGCATTACATATGATCTAGAATTATACCCAGCTGTGATTAAAAACTGGTGCAGAAAATCAGCTGTTGGATGTACTGTAACTCAGGAAATATATAAAAATTCTAAAATAGCACAAAAATTTCAAGAAAAGAACTTGTTTGGAGAATTTATGCTTAAAGAAATTCTCAATCATATTACTGATAGACCAAAAAAAATTGACAATAATTTTGACATTAATATTTCATTAGGAGATATCTATAATAGAAATTTATCATCTATAGATAGGTGGGTTACAGACGCTGGACTAGATATGTTTGACCGATGGTTATTGCTTCAAGATCCGCTGTATAGATTTAAGTATACCAATCATCAATCCTACATAGATATACTTGGCTACAACACACATGCAACAACTGTACTAGATGCCCCTATCAAACTGTCGACATTAGACCAAATTTTGATATCTCATTATTGCAAGGATGCCCCGTCTACCATAAACACAAACATAGATTTTGTAAATTTTTTAAATGGCCAAGGATGATGATAACTACTAGTCCATGGTATGGCTTTACGAAAACAAAACAATCGAACAACTGCCCGAAGACTGTGTGGGGTTTGTATACCTGATCACAAACAACACCACCGGTAGGAAGTATATCGGTAAGAAACTAGCAAAATTTAGTAAGACAACGTACAGAGTAGTGAAATTAAAAAACGGCAACAAAAAACGTAAAAAAATCAGAAGCAAAATAGAATCAGACTGGCAGCTATACTATGGAAGCAACACCGAACTCAACCAAGACATTGAACGCTTAGGCGCAGACAACTTCACAAGAGAAATATTATTTTATTGCAACTCAAAAGCCGCTTGCAGTTATATCGAAGCTAGGGAACAATTTAATCATAGAGTACTAGAGTCAGATGACTACTACAATGGACAGATAGTGTGTCGCATTCACGGTAGTCATATAAAAAACAAAATTTAAACTAGACAGGCAACAAAACTGACTGTGTTTGATCGAGGTAGCTCGATCCCCGTTGAGGGCTGGTGCAATACCCAGCTCAGATAGAATGGACTCAGGTTCACTCGGGTGTCAAAGGCAAATGCTAACTTAAGGCAACAAATGGTTTGGGCTCCGTTGAAAAAGATACGACCCATGCTCGTAGGACTTGGATTTATTCTCGGGTCACTAGGGTTCCGTTGATATGTGAAGCGTGAGTAGGGGGTACCGGTCAACCGCCTCCGTGTGGAAACACAATCTTGCAAGAATAAATGACAGCTACACTCAGATAATGTACCAGTCATGTTCACCGTTCATACGGTGAATTGTGACCGCGTGATCTAGATAATGCACTTAAAAACAGTCAATTAAAAAAATGTTTCTGAGCTTTAGCGAAAGAAACAGATCTCTAAGAGATCTTACAAGTTGGTATCGGGCCAGTCGCGAAACAAGGCGTGCTGGATGTCTCCAGCAACAAACTGATTGAAGCTTTTGTGCTTGACTTCAAGATCGCCTTCCAGTGGAGCCACACGTTTAAACGCACGATCCATTTGACCCATGTCTGTGAACTCCATGATAATCATCCATTCCGGCATATCTGCTATAGACCTAAACCCCATTTTACATCTAGTGATTCTGTACGTCTCCATCTTGCCTTCGGCAATCAAATGATCAAAGAAACTTTTCATTCCGTTTACCCAGTCTAGATCTGAAATGTCACCTTCTTTGTTTGCCCAAATTGTATATAAATCCATAGTTACTCCATTGGTCCCAGTAGTTCAAAGCCGTCAAAGCCTTGTTTGTACAGGTGTGCTTGATCTAGATAGAGATAATGAAATCCTCGTTCTCGATAGATAGCACATTCTGTTTTTAAACTTTCTATGCCCAGTCGGGTCTTGGGATTGTGATAGGTCCAAGCAAACTGCGCACACAAAGCATTGTGGCTGTCGTAGCGTTTGATCATGCTCCACGCTACCAGCCGTCCTTGATCGCGATAACCGATAAGGTCAGTATCCGGATCAAGATACTGACTATCAAAAATTGGAATTACACTGCCAAAATGTTTGTAGATACAGTAGGTCCTGTAGATGTCGTTGAGAACGGCTATGTCGGGATCGGTGATATAGTACCAATCTACTGTGGGCGTGTAATGGGTTTTTTCCAAATTGATTCTGGCATGTTGATAAGTCATGGTCTGGGATCTTTTCTGTGTTGGAATAATTCTTTCAGGTATGCGTCTGGCCAGGTATTGTAAAATCCTTTGCGACCCATGGCGGCGGCCTTTTGATCTAGGTCCGGCAACGACTGTACTAGAACTAGAGCATAAGTGCCTTGATTCATGACAACTCCGTTTACTGTTTCTGGCAAAGCAGGATGATCCAACAAGGCTATTAGATTGTAAGGAACCATGTAATGACGATTGGCCAAGTCAACTGCCTGCACAAACTTTTCAGGATCCACCGTGTTGGCATTGTACACATACACAAGCACTTGCCACGGATCAATACCTTGCCAACTAAGTGGAGCCAAGTCCCAATAGGCATCTTGCCCCAGTCTGACCTCGTAGGCATTGTCCAGTCTAGCACGTCTAGCATATGGGCACGGACTCCAGCCACCTAGGGCAGGATTTGGAACTTCTAAAAATTCTTCGATCCAGCAATTGATATCCGTTTTGACTTGTTCTATATCCATGTTAAAAAAACGGGAGGCCCGACTTCTTGGTTGTTTCTAAATTTTCTTTGATAAGACCGTTTATTAACTTGCGTTCACCTACACTGAGTTGTAGCGCATGGTCGTAACTGATACCACCGCGCATGTACCAACTCATCCGCAACGCCTCTTGTCTAATTTCATTACACTCATGATCCATTTGGTCAACAATTTTGTTGATTTGTTCAGAGTCAGAAATTAGGAGGCGGGATCGAAAAAACTGGACATGTCTAAGGTTATTTGCTGTTCGTATTCGTGGGCACATTCATCACACGCTATATGTAACGGTTTCATTTCAGCTATATTTTTTAATTCAATAATGTAGTCTCTTACCTGATTGAACAGGTTACGATCACAGTTGTTCAGCATTTCTTCAATGAATTCTGGCTCACTTACCATGGCAGTTGGAGTCCGTACCATGGCAACACTTTGGGCCAAGGCTTTTATAGTGATCTCGGTAATTTTTTTCAATGACGCCCCTAGTGCTGACATTTTATCTGCTTCTACCATTTCGGTATTTGGTAACAGTTGTAAAAGTTTTTGATTTTCGTATTGTAATTGGCTATTATTAGTCAGTTGCTGATAGTTCATTGGACGAAAGAAAATCTCCATATCTCCAGACTTGATACTTTTTGTATAATCCGGAGCCTTTAATCCATCCATGACTAACCGCAGATCGATTGCACGATCACTTTCGGCTTGGCATTTTGGACACTGTGTTACAAATTCCATTTCATGTCCGTAGCTGGCAATTCGTATGGCCACCAACACAGTATCCATATCCAGTGCTGGCATTTGCCATGCATCTTTGATGTTTGGCACACAGCTTTGTATCACATTTATAGTGGCCTGCCCGTTGAACATGGCATCTGGAGTACGATAGGTAATTTCGTCAATGGCAGTCATTGGATACACAGGATAATCGCCTGTGGGTGTGGGAATCAGCGCACCAGTGGGATAAAATTGTCCATTGCTGGGCAACTTGATGTAAATTGCTGGCTGTCTAAAATATTGTCGGAGCGGGTTGTTTGGGTTCATTTTTTTCCTCGGTAAATATAGTTATGGCCGATCAACTGAACCCCGAAGAATTTCAACGAGCATCGAACGACATATTACGAAATATGCAGGATGGTCTTCCTATACGAAAAGAAGAGCTGGAACAACTTAAAAAACACGCCGAAACCAATCAAAAAATAAATGCCCAGCTGGGGCAGACCACCCAGAATCTAAAAGCATTCGGTCAATCGGCCCTGGACGGCAAGCTAGGGGTCACACAGTTTAATCAAGGAATTGACGCAGGGGTAGCGGGATTTTCTGCGTTATCAACTGCTCTAGGAACATTAAAATTATTTGCAGGGCCACTTGGCATAGCACTGAAAGTGCTTACTTTTGGTGTTGGGCTAACTGCCAAGGCCTTTAAAACGGTCAACGAACAGAGTGAGGCACTGTTCAAAACTTATCAAGATCTAAGCAAAACTGGACAAGCTGCCGCGGGTGGCATGACCGAAGTTTTCAACAACATGCAGAAGTTTGGTTATGGTATAAAAGAACTAGATCAAATGACTGCTCTGCTCAAGGAAAATAGTGTGGCACTTGCGGCCTTTGGTGGCACCGCAGCCACTGGATCCAAGGCATTCGCTGATGCAGCCGGACAAATACAACGCAGTGACATAGGCAAGACCTTACAGATGATGGGTAAAACTCCCGATGAGATCAATAAAGGAATAGCAGGCTTTATCAAACAACAGCAACTAGCCGGGGTATCATCTGCAACTATACAAAAAGATTTAGCACAACGCAGTGCCGAATATGTTAAACAATTAGATTTAATGAGCAAGCTCACAGGAGAAAGTAACGAAGCACTGCAAGCAAACAGAGAATCCGCGTTAGCTGAAAGTGCGTTTAACCAAACTATCTACGAATTACAGAAAAAAGGTGATACGGCATCTTTAGAAAGAGCTGCTGAGTTACAAAAAGCATCTGACTTGCTGGCAAAAACACCTGCACTACAAAAAGAATTTTGGCAAGGTGTTGGCGGCGATATTAGTGCAATGGGCAAATCACTAATGATATCCGCGGATGCTGTACTATACACTCAAGACGCAAATTTTAAAGCCGCTACATTTGTAGACAAGTTTGCAAAAGGCGCAGATTCTGCACGTGAAAGTTTAGGCTCACTATACAAATATAACTCACTTGATAACGTTCTTGGTAGTGCCAAAGAATTAAGTATTGTTCAATCTCGTTACGCAACAACCACAGCACAAAATCAAGAAGACATGGCCAAGGCCCAGCAAGAGGCTCAGAAGACAGGGCTAGATCCTAACACTAAAGCCATGGTAAATGCTCGTATAGAGCAGATGAACACACGAGATGCTTTGCAAAGCCTGGTACAAAAAGGTGTAGAGCCGGCTACAGGTGCACTGGAAGGATTTAGTAAATTCCTTAACAAGATATCGGGAGTAGTGCCCGGTACAAATACTAAAGAGACAGACAACAAGATTGGTGGTGGTGGTGACAAGAAAGCTCCGCCATCAGCTCCAGCAGGCGGTGCAGCCCCATCCAGCGGCGGTGCAGCTATAGTTAGTCCAGGAAAATCAGTTCAAATTGGTGATGAAGTCCGGACCGGTGGAGACCCTAACTGGCGCAACAATAATCCTGGAAATATACGCTACACACAGTTTGCAGTATCAATGGGAGCCATTGGGGAGAATGGAGGATTCGCAGTATTCCCTTCAGAAGCCATGGGTCGTACTGCACAAGACGCTCTGCTCAAAGGCGAAGCCTATGCCAAATTATCTGCAGCAGATGCCATTAGAAAATGGGCACCCAAAAACGAAAATGATTCAGAAAATTACATTAAAACTGTAGCCAAATTGGCAGATGTGAGCATGGACAAGAAGTACGTGGACATGTCCAAAGCAGAACAAGAACGATTCCTCGATGCCATGAAAAAAATGGAAGGCAGCAAGGTCGGCACAGTGACTAAGGCAGCAGGATCAGTTGCCACTACAGCCGCTGCACCCGTGGAAAAGAAAGAAACCAAGGCCCTAGTAGGGACCGGACCAGCACGAGAAGAATCCCCAAAGAAAACCACAGTGTCGGGCAATATGTCCATGGGCAAACCCAGCGGGCCCATTGAATATAACGGTCAAACAGTAAAACCTGAAGATGCTGGCTATGCCGAAGCAAGCAACGCATTGGTTGCCTCTACGAAAAAATTTGATGAAGCCAAACAACGGTCTCGAGAAGCAAGAACCAATATGGCAGGATCTCGGGGCATTGGGGCCGCTCCTAAGTCATCACCGCCACCGGCGCAAACATCATCTGCCCCTGCACAAACAACATCCGCACCAGCACAAACAACATCCACAAATGATCTATCTGGTGCCAAGCCAGACTTATCAGCAAAACTAGGACCAAATGAACAAGGTGTTAAACCCGCAGTTTTGGCAAAAAAACAAAGTTTAGAAGCATCGTTGGGCAAAAAACTGGTTGTTACCAGCGGATTTAGACCAGGCGCAAAAAATCACGGTAGCGGCGATGCCATTGATCTTGGGTTCAACGCTAATAGCTTTACAGAAGATGAAAAAAATAAAATATTGAAATCTGCTATCGACTTGGGCTTTACCGGAATAGGAGCCGAGTATAATGCGCCGGGCGGCCCGCACATACACCTAGATACTTCACACCCGTCGTTGGTTGGCTGGGGAAGCGATTATACTGCAGCCAGTTTAGAAAAGGATTCTCCATATGCAGCATCACTGATTAAGGCCAAACAACAAGGTGTGCCATTGCCGGCAAGTCCATCTGTGGCATCTGTTGCAAGGCCATTGCCGGACAAGATATCTGCAGAATACGGATTCAATGGCATGCTATCTGGACCAACCAGCGGATACAAACCTGATATAACCATGCACGGCACAGAGAATTTAAAAATAACACCAACTGGTCCAGGAAAACTTGATGTGTTTGACGGACCCGATGCTGGTGCGCTGATGTCCAAACAACTGGATAAAATGGATCAACTGGTACAGGCATTTAACAATACCAGCACACAAGACATGATGATCATGCAGTTGACCAAGCTGGATGAACTGGTGCGAGTCATGCAAAATCAAGTTAATGTCAGCACAAAGATATTGCAACAGAGCAGATAACGCCATAAATACTAGACTATGGCAGAAAACACTAACGGCGGTCAGGGGCGTGGATGGAAGAAGTATTTTAGAGTTGCCAACACTGGCGGCCAACTAAGCCCAATTTCAGGCTCCAATCAATTTGGACTTCCCGGCTACGGCAAACAACAAGGTGCGGATTATAGCAATCCCGGTACTGGCAACGACTTTGCCTATCGTAATTACGCAAGTAGATTGCCTGAGGTTTATTCTGGTCACCCCAATCGTGTAGAACGTTACAACCAGTATGAAAACATGGACTGCGATTCAGAAGTAAATGCTTGTTTAGATATCATAGCTGAATTCAGCACACAAGCCAACGACGACAACAAAACTCCGTTTGACATAAACTTTACTGACAAGCCAACTGATCACGAAGTTGAAATTATTAAAAAACAACTACAGCAGTGGACCAAACTAAACAAATTTGATCAGCGCATGTTCAAGCTATTCCGTAATGTGATCAAGTACGGAGATCAAGTGTTTGTGCGTGACCCAGAAACATTTGAAATGTACTGGGTAGACATGGTCAAGGTATCTAGAGTTATTGTAAACGAAAGCGAAGGCAAGCGACCCGAGCAGTATATCATACGTGATATCAATCCCAACTTTCAAAACATGAGCATAGCTCAAAAAACCACAAACGATTACTATGCAACCAGGGCCACTGGCAGTATTGGACAGAACAATTATACCGCACCCGGTGGTGGTGGCGGGGGTGGTGCAGGAGCTGGCGGTGCTGGTGGCAGTCGTTTCCAACAGGCCATGAACGAAACTTGCTTGGACAGTCGCCACGTGGTACACCTTAGTCTAAACGAAGGCCTGGATTTCTATTGGCCATTTGGGCAAAGCATCCTGGAAAACATATTCAAGGTCTACAAACAAAAAGAACTGCTGGAAGATGCTGTGTTGATCTATCGGGTAAGTCGTGCCCCGGAACGCAGAGTTTTCAAGATCGATGTGGGCAACATGCCCAGTCACTTGGCCATGCAGTTTGTAGAACGGGTCAAAAACGAAATGCATCAGCGCCGTATTCCCACAAATACAGGTGGTGGCGCCAACATGATGGATGCGTCATACAATCCACTCAGCATCAATGAAGATTACTTTTTTCCAGTAACCGCAGATGGTCGCGGCAGTGAAGTTACTACCCTGCCGGGCGGAACAAGTCTGGGCGAAATTGACGATTTAAAATACTTCAATAACAAAATGGCACGCGGCCTACGTGTGCCAAGTAGCTATTTGCCTACCGGTCCAGACGATTCAGATCGTGCATTTACTGACGGCAAAGTGGGCACAGCACTAATACAAGAATATCGTTTTAACCAGTATTGCAAGCGTTTACAAAACTTGATCATGCAGAAGCTGGATGACGAATTCAAGATGTTCCTGCACTGGAGAGGGTTCAACATTGACTCGGGCCTGTTCAACATCACCTTCTGTGAGCCACAAAACTTTGCTACCTATCGCCAGGCCGAAATGGACAACAGTCGTATCAGCTCGTTTACACAGCTGGAACAGTTGCCTTACATGAGCAAGCGATTCATGATGAAACGTTTCTTGGGACTATCTGAAGAAGAAATCATGGAAAACGAAGTGTCCTGGAGAGAAGAACGCGAAGAGCCCGAAGTTGAAACCACACAAGGTCAAGACCTGCGCAGTATTGGCATTACTCCTGCGGGCATGGATAGTGATATCACAACCGGTGAAGATTTGGCTGGTGCAGAAATCATGCCCGATTCAGGACAACCCGGTGCCACACCCGGTGTAGCCGGACAATCTCCCGGCACTGGCGCACCAGCACCCGGTGGGGCCGCTGGCGGAGTGCCTGCGTTATAAATACAAGATGAACCTTAACGAAATATACGACCGTGCCGAAGTTGGCTACCAAGATCTTGGCCAGGACAACAGCCAACCTACCCTGGGCGATCTGCGCAAGACTCGCCTGACCTTGCGCCAGTTAAACAAACTACGCCAGATGAATGATGTTAGAAGTTTTGAGTACAAAGAAAAACTCAAGCTGGTCAAGCAACAATATGCACCTGCCCCGGCCGCGCCTGCACTGTAACACTACAGTCACAATTCCTTTCAAAAACTACCAGTTTTACACCTCAAAAGTACCAATATTACCGATCTCATGTAAGTAATATACGAGCCATTACTTAAGGAGAAATTATGACATCGAAATTTGAACAGTTGATCGAATATGTGATCAATGATGAAGAGGCGAAAGCCAAAGAACTTTTCCACGATATCGTGGTTGAAAAGTCACGTGAAATCTACGAGAACCTCATGAACGAAGAAGAGGACGAAGAATTAGACGAAGAGTCACATGATGAAAAAGCAGATGATCGTGCTGAACGTGATGCTAAAAAAGTCAAAAAAGATTTAGAATACGATTACAAACACGGTCGTAAAGTAAAAGAAGGCATGGATTCTATTGGTGGCGATGCCAGCGATGACTTGATTGACGACGTTGAGTCTGAAGAACAAGGCATGCAAGAAGAGGAAGAATCTGATGCAGAATTTGACGACGAAGCCGAAGAAGATGGCGAAGATTTAACACACGACATGGAATATGACCATGACAAAGCAGGCGAAGGCGACATCGAAGATAGAGTTATTGACTTGGAAGACAAGTTAGACGAACTAATGGCTGAATTTGAAGCTATCATGGGCGGCGAAGAAGACGGCATCGAAAGCGATTTAGATGGCGAAATGGGCGACGAATTAGCCGGTGATGCTCTAGCACAAGACGACACCGTGGCGTTTGATGACGACGAAGCAATGATGGAAGCTGTTACTTTGGACAAAGTAGCTGTTCCAAAAATGGGCGACGACGGCGCTAACACCAAAAGTGTAGTTCCTGCCAACTCAGGCGCTAAAGGCATGCAAGGTGCTCCGGTTCGAATGACTGGTGACACTGCTCAAGGCCGTTCAGCTCCATCAACAAAAGATTTGCCACAAGCCGGTACATTTAAAAATGTTCCAGGTAAAGGCACAGCCAATGCCAAGCAATCCGCGGCTCCAAAGCCAACGACAGCACAAGCAGGTGGCACAAACACTAGAACTCCTTTTCCAAAAGGATAATAGCAAGATATGGCTCGATATCTAAAAGAACACCTCAGCTTCAACCAGGCCAACATTGAATTGTTGACGGAAGAAGCTGCGGACGGTTCCGGTGGCAAAACTTTGAAACTCAAAGGCATTTGCATCGAAGGCGGCGTAAGAAACGCCAACGAGCGTGTGTATCCTGTTAGTGAAATAGCCAACGCAGTAAAAACCATCAACGAACAGATTGTATCTGGCCACAGTGTCTTAGGCGAAGTTGATCATCCAGATGATTTGAAAATCAACCTGGATCGAGTCAGTCACATGATTGAAAAAATGTGGATGGAAGGCCCTTGCGGTTATGGCACATTAAAAGTATTACCTACGCCAATGGGAGAACTGGTTAAGACCATGTTGACCAACGGTGTAAAACTAGGTGTTAGCAGTCGTGGATCAGGAAATGTCAACGACTCCAACGGACATGTCAGTGACTTTGAAATCGTCACTGTGGATGTGGTTGCCCAACCCAGCGCACCAAATGCGTATCCCACAGCAATCTACGAAGGCCTGCTCAACATGCGTGGCGGACATAGAATTCTGGAGATGGCAAAAGAAGCCGGGTCGGACAACAAGGTACAGAGATATTTGAAGAAGGAAGTAATGCGCCTGATCCGAGATCTCAAAATAGAGGGGAAATAACGCTATGTTAGATAGTTTAAAACCGTTACTAGATAGCGACTTGATCAACGAGGAAACTCGTAGTGAGATCACTGAAGCTTGGGAAGCCAAGCTAAATGAAGCTCGTGAACAAGTTCGTGCAGAACTCCGCGAAGAGTTTGCACAACGCTATGAACATGACAAGACAGTAATGGTGGAAGCCCTAGATCGTATGGTAACAGAAGGTCTTGCAGTAGAACTCGAGCAGGTACGTGCTGAAAAGCAATCACTTGCAGAAGATCGTGTCAGGTTCCAAGCCAAAATGAAAGAAAGTTCCACCAAGTTTAACGACTTTATGGTAACCAAATTGGCTGAAGAAATCGGCGAACTGCGTAAAGATCGCAAGATGCACACAGAAGGTGTTTCTAAATTAGAATCCTTTGTAGTACATGCACTTGCACGTGAGATTCGTGAATTTGCACAAGACAAACAAGATGTTGTTGAAACTAAAGTTCGTCTAGTGCGTGAAGCTCGCAAACAGTTGGAAACACTCAAGGCACGTTTCGTAACAGAATCTGCCAAGAAAATGTCCAACGCTGTTGGCCGTCATCTCAAGGCTGAACTTGGTCAGTTGCAGGAAGACATCAAAGTTGCTCGCGAGAACAATTTTGGTCGTAGAATCTTTGAAGCATACGCAGCAGAATTTGGTGCTACTCACTTAAATGAGAAAGCAGAAGTTCGTAAATTGCACGACGTTATTGCCAGAAGAGAACAGCAACTAGGCGAAGCCATCAAACTCGGTGCTAAAGCAAAAACTTTAGTTGAGAGTAAAGAACGCGAAATACGCATAATCCGCGAATCCAATCAGCGTGAAAGCGCCATGGAAGAATTGCTTGCTCCTTTAAACCAGGAAAAGGCAGCTGTAATGCGTAATTTGTTGGAAAGTGTACAGACAGCTAGACTGTCCGGTGCTTTCGAAAAGTATCTACCAGCTGTGTTGGCAGACCGATCTGTAAAAGCTTCTAAAGTGATTACCGAAAACGTTTCCGTTGCAACTGGCGATAAATCTGCCCGTGTCCAGGAAGAAGATCGCAGTAATGTGATTGACCTCAAGCGTCTGGCAGGGCTGTAAAATCAGATAGAAAAAAAGGAGACTTAAATGTCACAAGAATTATTAGAAAGTCGTTGGGATGAGACTAAAGATGCGTTGCTAGAAGGCTTAAACGGCTCAAAGCGCAATTCGATGGCAGTAATCCTTGAAAATACCAAGAAGTACTTGCGTGAAAATGCATCTTCTGGTTCTACTGCTAGTGGTAACATCGCTACATTAAACAGAGTGATTCTACCAGTTATCAGACGTGTTATGCCAACTGTTATCGCTAACGAGTTGGTTGGTGTTCAGCCAATGACAGGTCCAGTAGGTCAAATCCACACCTTGCGTGTAAGATACGCAAACAGCTTGACTGACAACAGCCAAGCAGCAACTAGTGTAACAGCCGGCCAAGAAGCATTGAGCCCGTTCACTATTGCAACTGCATACTCCACAGTTCCGGCTGGTACTAATACTGCAAGTGGTTACACTGGCAATAACACAGCTACCATGGAAGGTACTGGCGGTAAGCAGATCTCTGTACAGATCTTGAAACAGGCTGTTGAAGCCAAGACTCGTAAGTTACAAGCACGTTGGACTTTTGAATCTGCACAAGACGCACAAGCCATGCATGGTATTGACGTTGAAGCAGAAATCATGGCTGCTCTTGCACAAGAGATCACAGCTGAGATTGATCAAGAGATTCTCTTGAGCTTGTCAACATTGGCTGCAACTGAGTACACATACAACCAAGCTACTGTAAGTGGTACTGCTACATTCGTTGGTGACGAGCACGCTGCTTTGGCTGTTCTTATCAATCGTGTTGCAAACTTGATCGCTCAGCGTACACGTCGTGGCGCTGGTAACTGGGCTGTTGTATCTCCAGCAAGTTTAACTGTACTACAAAGTGCAACAACTAGTGCGTTTGCTAGAACCACAGAAGGTACTTTTGAAGCTCCTACAAACACCAAGTTTGTTGGTACTTTAAACGGTGCTATGCGTGTGTTTGTAAACAGCTATGCTCAAGACACAGCAAGTGTATTGGTCGGTTACAAAGGCACTTCAGAAGCTGATGCTGCTGCGTTCTACTGCCCATACATTCCGTTAATGAGTAGTGGCGTTGTTCTAGATCCGTCAACCTTCGAACCAGTCGTGTCATTTATGACACGTTATGGCTTCGTCGAGCTCACCAATACTGCAAGTTCCTTCGGTAACGCAGCAGATTATGTTGGGGAGATAGCCGTCCAAAACTTATCATTCTCCTAATCAGAGATTGTTTGTTTATTTCTCAGGGATGGGAAGACAAAAACCACCGCAAGGTGGTTTTTTGTTGGCTACAATAATCCTGGCTAATAAGTATGTAGATGTTGTTTTACTATAGCGATTTTAATTCTCTCTGCGCCCGAGACACTGACAGATCTTATCTTGAACAATTTTTTGATCAACGCTGTTTAATTATAACTGACAGCAATCTCAATTGGGTTGATCTGGATCAGGTCCGTGCTATTGTACACAAACAGGGTATACAACTCATCCTTGTAGACCTGACCCACAATCCTTACCCAGACGCAGATCCCGACCGTAGGCCCACACCTCGTTCAATACAACAACAGTATTCCACTATTGCCACCACTCAAGTGCTTACGTCGGACTACCGGTATTATTACGATCCAGATCCTGACTTTGTGTTTTTTCCATTGTTTCTATGGTTGTTCAGCACACGTCAGCCTGTGTGGTATGCCCGAGCCACTTACGACGCTGGCCTTGAAAAATCTAGAAGTATCATGTGCCTAAACAGCACACAATCCTGGCACAGGATCTATCTGTTTGGCCAGTTGGTTGAATGTCCCGGTTTTGATCAAATTGACTACAGTTTTGTATTTCCTTTAGGAGATGTGCTAGAACGACTACCAATTCCTGAGTACATGACCGCAACAGAACTAGATCACATACGTCTTTACCAAGATCGCCTGCCCATCAGATTAAAAAATGATGGGGTTGCACAAAAAAACGATGTGGGAGTAGGGCACCCTGTTTATAATCAGTGTGCCATTAATATTGTTACAGAAACCAGCATAACCGAAGGAGTTATTGTATCAGAAAAAACATGCAAACCATTTATGGCCTATCAGATACCCGTTATTGTTGGGCCCATTGGCGGCTCACAATTTCTTGAGGACATTGGGCTTGACATGTTTGCAGACTACATACCGTGGACAACATGGGATTCGGTAGCGGATCATAAACTCCGGATCAGACAGATAGTAGAGTTTGTAGACGGACTATTAGCCAACCCAGATGCTATATTAACAACCCATCAAGGATTCCGGGATCGATTGATAAAGAACAAACTGTACTTTCACAGTACAGAATTTCAAGATCTGTTATTACACCAGATCAGGAAGCAAAAACTTTCGAACCCTAGGTAACTCAAACAACATCTTGGGTAGTTGATTGTGTGGGAAAGGTTTCAACACTGAATCTGGTTGCCAAGTTAAACTGGCACCCGCTTCAAATCTAAGTCCTTGCTGGGCATGTGCCTGATGTCCCTTGTTTGGCGCATGAGCGAACGATTGACTTTTTATCTTGACTAACGCATCTCCGCCCATCCAGCTAAAATGCCAACCAAAATCGTCAAATATTACCCCATTCAGGGTGGGTGTAACCGGTGGCACCGGAAGATGATAACTGCATCTGACGCGATGTGGTGTAGTCTGTTTCATTACAGAGTTACTGCAAATGCTCATGGCAGTGCGCCAAGTAAACGGCCAACCGGCCAGTCCATACGGACGTAAATCAGCACGCCCATACAGATTGATCAAGGGCAACTTTACAATATTATTGGGATTGTTACGGGCCACATTTAAAGCAAATCCTATATGCTCAGGATTGATGATCTCGTCACAGTCGCTCATCAAGATCCAGGCAGTGTCATCAATTTGATCTAGTATCTGCATGATTGCATTGCGCTGTATTCTTTCACGGGCCACGGCCATTATGCTGGCAACATCGCCTCTATCATCCGGATACATGGCTGTAAGATCCTGCTGTTGTAACGGCAGATCTATATCTTCAGCATAGTGTAATTCCAGCACAGTGATACGATCTGCTGGAAGACCCAGCTCAGCAATCAATTGTTTTACCTGGAACTGTCTTGGCAAGCCACTGAAAGTTCTATCAGCTTCGGCTATCACAAAATGATCCACATGATCTCGTAGTAGATTGATCCTTAGCTCTAGTAGCTCGCGCTCGTTGAAGTAAGGAAAATAATCAATCAGCATTAGACCTTGAACCAAGTGAGATATTGATGTACCTTGTCTGTTACACTTGCCCAGTCAGCCATTTTAGGCTGCCGGAACAAACGAGCTGTGCTGTACCATGGGCTTGAATCACGGTTCAACAGCCAGCGCCAATCCAGTGCAAACCAACTGAGCATGACCCAGGTTGGACGACCCAGCGCACCCGATAGATGTGCTATGGCTGTGTCAACACTTAGCACCACATCACAGTGATGTATCAAGGCAGCACTGTCAGCAAAGCTCTGTATGCTTCCTGGATAACAGGCCACTCCAGATGCTACCAGTGCGGCATTTTCTTCATCAGTGCAATCGACTTGTAGATTGATCCATTCATAGGTGGGATTGCGCTGTATCAGGCGTAGCATTTCGGCAAACGGCATACCTTTGTGTCGGTTGATCCAGGTGTCTCTACGACCCGACCAGCAAAAGCCCACACGCAATCTGCGCTTTAGGCCTAGTTTTTCTTGCCATGCTCGTGCCTTCTCAGCATTGGGGGCTAGATAATACTGTACATGGCCAAGATTTTCTAGAGTATTTCCAATCACTCCAGGAATACTCATGATTGGAATCCAGTAATCAAATCCTGTTGGGGTTTCCTCGTAAGGTATCAATTTTGTTATGCTGTTGCTATTTTGGAATAACGGAATAAGGCTGGCATTTACATGTACCCAGACCTGTGCTCCACGCTGGGCTAGATCGCCCACAAAGCGTATAAATTGTAAGTTGTCACCGTGTCCTTGTTCGCCTACTACCAGGACGACTTTGTCTTTGATATCTTGACCAGTCCACCTGGGTTGTTCATACTTGGGCAACAGGCCGTTTAGGTGCTCGTACTGCCAGCGCCATTCGTATTGCGGCCATCCGTTTTTGTAGTCACCCATGAGCAACCAGGCCACGGCCAAATTGAATTTGGCAGTGATATTACCAGGATCCAGTTGTATGGCTCGCTGTAAAAAAGCGATGGCACCTTCGGGTTCAGCGCATTCTCTAAGCACATTGCCGTAGTTGTTGAAACCAGCGGCGCAGTTCCTGTCCAGGGCGATAGCCTGTACATAACAGGCCAGTGCAGCCTCAGGATTGTTTTGTTCTCTGTGAGTGTTGCCTTGGGCAATTAGATCGTTGGTATTCATGGCAATATTTAATCTGGGCACTGGTCCGGCAAAATATTTCTTCACCATAAATACTTGTTCAACGCAATCAGGCGTTTTATGCTGAACGGGCAACCCAACAGCGTAGCAGAATAGAACCTGCATTGGACTTCTTTAAGGAGAAAACAAATGGGCCGTCCTTTAAAAATTAAAAAATCAACCACCATAGACATTGGTTTCAATGACTTTGGTAACCTAGAAGTGCCTGTGATTCCAACTGGCATGACCACTACAGACTTTATTGGTGTAGTCGGTGGTGCCAACGCCGGTATTGCAACAGCTGCCTATCCAGTAGTGGCCTGTGATGCCAACATCAACGGCGTAGGCAACACCGCCGCTTATATCATACGTCAAAAAGGTGCAACCAAATACCTGGTTGGATCTACAGCCGCTACTACTGCTGCAAATATTGTGGCCGGCAGTAGTTATCGTATTGTCAGTGTAGGAACTACAACATTTACCGCAATTGGTGCACCAGTTACAGCCACAGTGGGCGATATTTTCACAGCCAATCAAGCTGGTACCGGATCTGGTACTGTAAACCTGGTAGGGCAGTGCTTGTTGGCCAATCAGGCCAATGCGGCATTACTGACAGCCAACACCATGAGTATTACTTTCAGCTACGATGGCAATCCAGCCAACGTGACACCGGTAGCAAAATTGGAAAACTTGTATGTGTGGAATTACAACAGCTCGAACACAGCCAACACACAGTTCAGTTCTACATTCTTTGACACCGGTAATACCACGCCCAAGTCCGGAGCCGAAGTTGAAACATTCACCAATGCAACTGGCGATATTGTGCTTGGGTTGATCACAAACTACACATCCTAATAGTGACATAACTGGCCATACGATCCCGCTACGGCGGGATCTTGAGAATTTAGAATCACAAGAAAATAGTAGCAGATAACCCAGATTTGCCAGCGATTGGTAAATACATCATAATAGGAGAATACCGTGGCCGTCACAAGAATAAAAAATAACCAGATCACTGATGCATCAGCTGGCAATACCCAACTAGGTATCAATGCAAATACTAAAGTACAAGATCATAGCGTAACTTCAATCAAGTTAGCCAACAACATCACTTATGGTTCAGACCTTACCATCACAGGTAACTTGAGTGTGACTGGTACAACCACCGCGGTTGATACCACATATACCAACATCCAAGATCCCCTAATCGTATTAGCGGATGGACAAACAGCCAATACTCCTACTGTGGACATTGGCTATATCGGTCTACGTGGAAATGCAGCATCTGGTAATATTGCTTCGTTCTGGAACGAAGCCAACAGCACATTTACTGTGGCCTACACCAATTCTGGTGTTATGGACAACACTGTCGTTGCTATCAACAGCTATGCAGACTTTAAGGCCAACAATATCAACACAGTAACCAATGTCAGTGCTGGTGCAAACGTCAATGTTGGCGGCAATGTAAATGTAACCAATAATGTAAGTGCTGGTGGTAATATTGTTGCCGTTGTTGACATAACCGGCGGAAATATCTTCACTGCCAACACTGTAAGTGCAGGCGGTAATGTAGAAGGCAATGCTATACTTGCTCGTAACAGTGGCAACATCAGCACAGCAGGCAATGTTTATGGTGCTAACGTATTGGCAACTGTAGTAAGTGCTAGTAGTAACGTAACTGGTGGCAATATCAACACAGGCGGATCTGTCAGTGCTGGTGGCAATGTGTCTGCAATCGCAGTAAGTGCCAGTGGCAATGTAACTGCCAACAATGTAACAGTTGGAAACATTGTAAGTGCAATTGGTAACATTGTTACCAGCAATTTCTTTGTAGGTGATGGATACTATATCAGCAACATCAACCCAGGTAACATTGGTACTCCGACCAAGATTCAAAACGGCGGAACCTATGCCAACGCAACTGCAGCAAACGCCAACCTAACAATCGCTGTTGGGTCAAGCAGTAACCTAGTAGCCACATTCTATGACACTGGTGTCAACATCAACGGCAATGTAAGTTCAAGCGGTAATATTATCGCTGTTGCCAATGTAGACGGTGCAAATGTAAATGCCACAACAATTTCTGCTACTGCAAATATAACTGGTGGTAACGTCATATTTGGTTCTGGTGATGTAACTGGAACTGGCAACGTATTTGCTGGTAATGTATTTTTTGGCGCCGGTGTTGCAAGCGGAACTGGTGATGTATTTGGCGGCAATTTCTACGCTGGAACCGATGTAAGTGCCGGCGGCAATGTTGACGCTAACAATGTAAACGTAACAACCAATGTAAGTGTGGGTGCCAATGTAATTGGTGGCAATGTATTAAGCAACGGTGCGTTATCAGCAACTGGCACTGCCAATGTTGGTAATTTGGTCACCAACGGTTTGATATCAGCCACAGGCAATGCTCAAATTGGCAATATCTTAACAGGCGGTCAAGTAAGTGCAAGCGGCAACGTAACCGGCAACGTATTGGTTGGTAGCTTTGCCGAAGTAACAAACACAGCCAATGTTGGTAATTTGACCACACAAGGCTTTATCAGCGCAACAGGCAATGCTCAAATTGGTAACGTTCTAACTGCCGGTCGAGTAAGTGCAACTGGCGATGTGTTTGGTAACAATGTATCAGCTGTGGCCAATGTCAACGGTGCAAATGTCAATGCTACAAATGTATACGTTACCAAAGTCAGCGCAAGCGGCAATGTTATAGCTGGTAATGTGATCAGTAACTTCTTATACAGTGACGGCAGTGCGTTAACAATCAGTGCAGTTGGCACTAATAGCGGTATCAGCATCCTAACAAACGGAACTGGTAACATTGGTGTTGGTAGCACATACATCAACAACTTGGCAAATCCAGAACAGCCACAAGATGCGGCAACCAAGCAGTATGTAGATGACGTGGCTCAAGGACTCAACATCCATGACAGTACCAGTGCTGCTACCGGCAACACCTTGGCAAATATCACCGGCGGTACTATAACATACTACAACGGTCCAGCCAATAACGGTGTTGGTGCTACCCTGACCACAACCGGTTCATATACCAACATTGACGGTGTGGCTATTAACGTAGCCAACACACGTATCTTGGTCAGGGCAGAAGCCAATGCAGTGTTCAACGGTATCTATGTTTATTCCAATGCAACAGCTATTACTCGTGCCGCAGATTACAACCAAGTGCCAGAAGTTGAAGCTGGTGACTTTGTGTTCAACTTGTACGGTAATGTATATGGCAATACCAGCTGGGTACAAACCAGCAACGTCAGCAACGTGGGACAAGCTGGAAACAACATTGTGTTCACACAGTTCTCTGGTCAAGGTACATACATACAAGGTAACGGTATTGCTATCGTTGCTAACGAAATCAGCACCAGAATCAATACTGGCAACCTAGAGTATGATGGATCTGGTAACCTACAAGTATCAACCAGTGCTCAATTCACTACTCCAGCTCTTGGATCAGCAACTGGTACAACAATCAGCTTGACTGGCAACGTAACTGCAAGTGCTGTTGGTGCAACAGAACTCAGTGCAAGTGGCAATGTTTACGGCGGTAATGTAAGTGCAGCAGGCACTATTGTTGCTGTGGCAAACATAGCCGGCGGTAACTTGTTGACTGGCAACGCGATCAGTGCAACTGCTACAATCACTGGTGGTAATTTGGTTACAGGTGGATTCCTCAGCGTTGCAGGAAATGCGTTTGTTGGTAACTTGAGCATAGTCGGTAACGTATTCAGCGATATTAATATGCTGACCAATATCACAACTGGTGGTTATATAACTGCTATTGGTAATGTAAGTGGTGGAAACGTAAATGCTGTAGCCAATATATCAGCAACAGGAAATGTAGTTGGCGGCAACATTATATTTGGTTCTGGTGTTGTAAGTGGAACTGGTAATGTCACAGGCGGTAACGTGATATTTGGCTCTGGGGTTGTTAGCGGAACTGGCACAATTAGTGGTGGCAATGTAAATGTAACCACAGACGTTAGCGCAGGCGGAAATGTACAAGCCAATGCTGTACTAGTCCTTAACAGTGGCGCAATCAGCACAGGTGGTAATGTATCGGGTGCCAATGTATTGGCAACTGTAGTAAGTGCCAGTGGTAACGTGACGGCTAACAACGTGACAGTTGGAAACATTGTGAGTGCTGGTGGTAACATTGTTACCAGTAGCTTCTTTGTAGGCGATGGTTACTATATCAGCAACATCAACCCGGGCAACGTGGCCATAACCAAACTGGTCAACGGTGGTAGTTATGCCAATATTACGTCAGCAGATGGCAACTTGGTAATTGCAGTTGGCGCAGCCAGCAACGTGACAACCACATTTGCCAATAACTTGTTAGCGGCAAACGGCGTAATCAGTGCCAGTGGCAATATTGTCTCTGGTAACTTGACCATAACTCCAACACAAAGTATTGTTGGTGCTATAACAAACGGCAACATCAGCGTACACCCAGATGGAACTGGTGCATTTATTGTTCAAACAGGTGGCAATACTGCTATGTTGATTCAAAGCGATGTGCCTAATGCAGAATGCTTTGTACAAATCAACACCACTGGTACTGGACTTGGTGCAGTTGGCGGCGGATCATACAATGGTAGTTATATACTAGGCAACAGCACTCCTTCGCAGATCAACAATCGGTTGGCTTCTTTTGCTGGTAGAGGATCTGAAAATGGCACAACTCTTACAGTCAGTCCTAGCGCACAAATTACTCTCGACGCAGCAGCAGATTGGACAACCGGTAGTACACCAACCCACATCAGTTTCTGGACTACAAATACTGGATCTAATGTTTATGGTGAAAGTGTAAGAATTCAAGGCACTGGAAATGTAGTACTTTATTCAGGTAGCTTGAACGCAGCCAACGGTAATGTTAATAGTGCTAATTTATATGTAAGTTCTAACGCAAGTATAACTGGTAATGTTAGTGCTGGTAACTTGAGTACAGGTGGTCAGATATACTCTGCGGGTAACGTCACAGTCAACACATTCTTCTACGTTGATCCTGTAGACAGTACTGTGTTGATTGCTAGTAACTCAATCGTAGCATGTTCTGTATTGACCATGAATGCTACTACCAGCTTTGTAGTACCAACTGGTAACACAGCACAGCGACCATCAAGCACATACACTGGTATGGTTCGTTTCAATACCACTCAAAACAACTTAGAGATCTACGACAACAATGCTTGGACCCCAGTTGGTTCCACAGAGTTTACTGTTATCAGCGATCAACAGTTCAATGGTGATGGTGCAACTGTAAACTTCACATTATCAAGCACACAAACAACCAACAGTTGTATTGTAAGTATTAACGGTGTGGTACAGATTCCAACACTGGCATACTCTGTGTCAGGAACCAACCCAACTTGTGTACTGACATTTACTGAAGCTCCAGCAAACGGTGACGTGATTGACGTAAGACAGATCACAACCACTGTAACTGTAAGCCAGATTGACAACGTGAGTGGAAATGCGATTGTTGCGGCCAGCCCAACTTCATCACAGATCAACATCACTGGTAACTTGGTGACCACTGTTAATAGTGCGGCTCCAACACTGTCAACAAACAGTACCATGAGCTTCCAGCTGGTAAGTAATACTCAGTTGAATATCTTGGTACGTGGTAGTGACGGTACAACAAGAAGTGTTGCACTAACCCTAAGCTAATAGCAAACGGGCACGAGAAAAATAGGACTCCCTGGAGTTCTATTTTTTTGGCTAAATATATGACAAGATAGGTAAAAAATGGCTCTAACTAAACCTCGTGCGTATCAAATATACGACATAGATTATAAACAGGCAACACGGGCGGTAACTGTTGCGAACGTCTCTTTAACGGGCGGAGCTCCCAACAATGTTGATGGAATAAATCTCAGTGTCAACGATCGCGTATTGGTCACAGGCCAAACAACTCAAAGTCAAAATGGTGTTTATGTAGTATCTGTCCTGGGCACTGGCGCAAATGGAACTTGGACTCGTAGCGGCGACACAGATGTAACTGGGGAACTACTAGCTGGTACCATTATTATGGTTACCGAAGGCGTAATCTACGCCGACACACAGTGGAAACTGATCACTGACAATCCAATTGTGATTGGAACAACAGCATTAATATTTACACAGAACTACTATGCCAATGTGCTACATGCCGGCAACAGCAATGTTACAGTGTATAGTAACTCAGATATAACCATAACTTCGGCTGGTACAGCCAATGTGCTTACCATATCAAATACTGGTATTGCCGTCCTGGGAACTGTCAGTTCTACTGGAAACATTACGGCCAACATTGGTAGTTTCTTTATTGGTAACGGAAGTCAATTAACTGGGGTTGTTGCAAGCACCAACGAAATTGTAAACGGAAATTCTAATGTTGCTATCCCAACAGCCAATGGATCTATACTATTTGCAGTAAATGGCGAAGCAAACACAATGACACTTGACCCGGGATCATTGACCATGTACGGTACGTTTGCAACTCCAGAGACGATTGCTTCCAATGTCACAGTATCACCAAATGTAAACGCTGTGTTATATGGACCGCTGAATGTTGACGAAGGCGTTGGTATTACCGTGCCTACCAGCAGTACTTTGTATATTTACGGATCCAACGGCGATGAAGGTGGTGGTGAATCTGGCGCACAAGGCACAACTGGTACGAACGGAGCGCAAGGCACAACCGGAACAACAGGTGCTCAAGGCACAACTGGTACAGGCACACAAGGAACTACAGGAGCAGGCGCACAGGGAACTACAGGTGCAGGAACACAAGGCACAACAGGTGCTCAAGGCACTACAGGTGCTCAAGGAACTACAGGTGCAGGAACACAAGGCACAACAGGTGCTCAAGGAACTAATGGAACTACAGGTGCTCAAGGCACAACAGGTGCTCAAGGAACTACAGGTGCTCAAGGAACTACAGGTGCTCAAGGCACTACAGGTGCTCAAGGAACTACAGGTGCTCAAGGCATCACCGGAGCACAAGGCACCGTGGGAGCCCAGGGAACTACAGGAGCTCAAGGCGTCCAGGGCACAAGTGGAGCACAGGGCACACAAGGCACTAATGGAGCTCAAGGTACACAAGGAGTAATTGGAGCCCAGGGCACAACAGGTGCTCAAGGCACAACCGGATCATTTAGTGGAAACTTGACTGCCAATATTGATGGGCAAGGTTTCAGTATCAGTAATGTGGCCGTTGTAAGTGCCACAGCAAACATTACCGGTGGTAACATCATAACTGGTGGCCAGATAAGTGTTACTGGTAATATCATTGTCAGCACCGCCGGATTTTTTGGCGTAGGCACAGCCACACCTGACTCAGAAATTAATATTTTAGCAAACCCACAAACTGTGAGTTATCCAGTCACTGGCAACAGTACCACTACTGGAACAGACCTACACATATCAGGAGCAGATGGAACGCAAACTCGTATCACACAAGATGCATTTGGTACAAGTCAATACGTGGCGTTTACTGGACGTTCTGCCAGAGGCACTGCAGCCTCGCCAACACAGACCCAGTCTGCAGATACCATTTCTCAGTTTACTGGCCGTGGATTCAGTAGCGGAACTTTACAGTTTGGAAATATTTCAAGTGGTCGAGTAGACATCACAGCCTCGGGAGCCTTTACAGATACCAGCCGCCCAACCGACGTGCAGATATTTACTACAGCCGTAAATTCTATAACGCCCACTGCGATAGCCACATTCTCCAGTGCTGCAGGCCTAAGTGTAGCCGGCAACATCACAGGTGGTAATATCCTGGGTGGTGCCAATGTCAATGCCACTACACATACAGGTACTACGGCAAGTTTGACTGGTAATGTCACAGGTGGCAATCTTTTAACAGGTGGTGGTATCAGCGCAACTGGCCAAATATCAGCCACTGGCAACATCACCGGTGGTAATATACTGGGTGGTGCCAATGTCAACGCAACCACACACACAGGTACTACGGCAAGTTTGACTGGCAACATCACAGGTGGCAACGTCAGCGCAACCGGTAACGTGTTTGATGTGGCTGGCAATGTGCGTACTATTGTGGCTCGAGCCAGTGCCGCTGCCAACTATACCTTGGTGGTTGGTGATGCTGGCCGACACATAAACTACACTGGTACTACCTCTATTGTTGTTCCAGCTTCAGTTTTTGGTGCAGGCGATTGTATCACTTTGTTCAACAATCAGGCTGCTAACATACTGATCAATGGAAGCACAGCTGGCGTCACTTTGAGATTGGCCGGCACTGCTAGTACTGGTAACAGGACTCTGACACAATTTGGTCTCAGCACAGTTTTGTGTGTGGCTGCAAATACATTTGTTATTTCGGGTGCTGGACTAATCTAATGACCATACAAGTAATGGCAGGAACACCTGCATTTCCACAAGTGACAGTGATAACCACAGCCGGTGCTGGCAGCGTTACCGCACCTGTTGGAGCGACTAGAGTCACTGTAGAAGCCATTGGCGGTGGCGGCAACGGATTTGGAGCCACCGCCAATGCCAACAAAGCTGGTGGCGGAGGTGGTCGTTTTGCTAGAACTATAAATCTTGACGTCACCGGTGGAACCACTATTGTGTATTATTCAGTTGGTGCAGCCAGCACTCTGAGTTGGGTCAACGTGGGTACCAATGCAAATCCATCGAGCTCGGCCACCGGATGTCGGGCACAACCCGGATCTGACGCTGCTTCGGGAGTGGCAGGCAACGGCACTACAGGCACAATGATTGGAACAACCACTGCTGATGGTGGCAGTGGGGCAGTGGGTAATAACGCCACTTCTCTGGGTGGCGGCGGTGCTGGTGCAGGAGCCACTATTGCAGGTGCCGGCACAGCAGGGTCAGGGCAAACAGCCGGAACAGATACTACAGGTATGAGCCTCACCGCACAACAGATGGGTTCTGGAACAGGCGGCGCATCGCTCACAGCCGGCACAGCACCCGGCGGCGGAGGCGCCAGTAGTGCCACTGCTGGAGTCAACCCTGCAGGTGCCATTGGACGAGTTCGTATTACTTTTTACGGATAGAGACTTTTTAACGTACAGATAAATACAAAGATAAAAAGGATTAGAAAAAATGGCACTTACACTTGACGGAACCACGGGAATTAGCGCAACCGGTAATATTTACGGTAATAATATTATTGGTACTCTTATCCAAACCAACGTAGCAACTGCTGGTAATGTAAGTGCTGGCGGTAACGTTCTTGCTGGAAATGTCAGCGTATCCGGCAATGTAACCGGTGCTTATATTCTAGGTAATGGCGCATTGTTAAGTAGTATTGCTACAACCAGCATACAAAACGGAACATCAAATGTCGCAATAGCCACATCTGGTGGCAACATTAATGTAGCTGTTGGCGGCACTGCTATTGCGGCCTTTACTACAACTGGCTTGATTCCAGCGGCCAATATCACTCAAGATTTAGGTAACACAACCAATCGATGGAGAGACCTATACCTAAATGGCAACACAATCTATCTTGGCAATGCCACAATCAGTGCCAATGCCACAAGTATTGTGTTGACCAATCCCGACGGTGGTGCCACAGTACTGTCAGGCACCCCTGGTAACAGCGAATTAACTGGCGCAACAGTGAGCGTCATTGGCAATGTTACAGGTAACAACATTATTGCGGCCAACACTGTCAGTGCTGTAGGTAACGTTACTGGTGGCAATATCAACACAGGCAACAATGTAAGTGCTGGTGGCAATATTTACGGTGGGAACATAAGTGTAACTGGAAGTCTTGTATTTGCCTCAGTGACTGGCACTACAATCAGTGCCAGTGGTAACATCACTGGTGGAAATTTGTTAACCGGTGGCCTGATAAGTGTCACAGCCAATGTTACAGCTGGTAACATTATAACAGGCGGACTAGTCAGTGTTGCTGGCAATGTATTGGCCGGCACAATCAGTGCAAGCGGAAACGTAAATGCAACCAGCGTGAATTTATCTGGACTGGCATCTGTTACTGGGACTGTCACTGCTGGAAATTTAATTACTGGTGGAATAGTAACTGCCACTGGTAACATTACATCATTGGGCAACATTGCCGCTGGAAATCTCCGCACAGATGGATCAATCACAGCTCAAGGCAACATAATAGGTGGCAATTTATTAACTGGTGGATTGGTCAGTGTTGCTGCAACAGTCACAGGTGGCAATTTGGCCACGGGTGGCACAGCATCAGTGGGCGGAAACATAACTGGTGCCAATATTTTAACAGGTGGTCTGATAAGTGCCACAGCCAACATCACAGCTGGCAATTTGGCCACGGGTGGCACAGCATCAGTGGGCGGAAACATAACTGGTGCCAATCTTCTTACAGGCAATAATGTAAGTGCTGGTGGCAATATTTACGGTGGTAACATAAGTGTAACCGGAAGTCTTGTATTTGCGTCAGTAACGGGAACATCAATCAGTGCCAGTGGTAACATCACTGGTGGCAATGTGATATTTGGTGCAGGTGTAGTAAGTGGTACAGGTAATGTATTTGCCACTAACCTAACTGGTACCTTACAAACGGCAAGTCAAACAAATATCACAAGCGTGGGCACACTGGGCAGTCTGGCTGTCACTGCAAATATAACCGGTGGCAATGTGATATTTGGTTCTGGTGTTGTAAGTGGAACTGGCAATGTATTTGCCACTAACCTAACTGGTACTTTACAAACAGCCGCACAAACAAATATTACCTCAGTGGGTACACTGGGCAGTTTAGCTGTCACTGCAAACGTAACCGGTGGAAACATATTAACTGGCGGCTTAATAAGTGCCGCTTCAAACATCACTGGCGGCAATGTGATATTTGGTTCTGGTGTTGTAAGCGGAACTGGTAATGTATTTGCCACTAACCTAACTGGTACTTTACAAACAGCCGCACAAACAAATATTACCTCAGTGGGTACACTGGGCAGTTTAGCTGTCACTGCAAACGTAACCGGTGGAAACATATTAACAGGTGGATTAATAAGTGCCGCTTCAAACATCACTGGCGGCAATGTAAGATTTGGTACTGGTGTTGTGAGTGGTACAGGCAACGTATTTGCCACTAACTTGACTGGTACCTTACAGACAGCAAGTCAAACTAATATTACCAGTGTAGGCACATTGGGTAGTTTGAGTGTGACAGCCAACGTAACTGCTGGCAATTTGACCACAAACGGCATTGCACGCATTGGTACATTTGACATTACCAGTAACAGTATCACATCAAGTAATTATACCATTGTTATTGATCCAAACAGTCCTGGCAGTGTTGATGGCGAAGTTATTATCCAAGGTAACCTGGTTGTAAATGGTAACGTGACCTATATCAACAGTAACAACATAACCACAAACGACTTAACTATTAACATGGCCAACAATGCAGCCAATGCAACTGCGGCCAACGGTGGTGGCATTGGAGTTGGCCCAGCAGGTAGTGAATTCATCAGCTTAACCTATAGCAGTACTGCCAACACCTGGGTGGCCAGCAATGGCATGCAGGTACAAGGCATACTGAGTGCAAGCGGTAATATCACAGGCGGTAACATATCAGCAACCGCTCATACAGGAACCACTGTCAGCGTAACTGCAAACGTAACCGGTGGCAATGTTGTATTTGGCACAGGTGTTGTAAGTGGCACTGGCAATGTATTTGCTACTAACTTGACCGGTACCTTACAGACTGCAAGTCAAACAAATATTACCTCAGTGGGCACACTAGGCAGTTTGGCTGTTACAGCAAACATCACTGGTGGCAATGTGTTATTTGGCACAGGGGTTGTAAGCGGTACTGGTAACATAACTGCCACAAACTTGACTGGTACTTTACAGACTGCAAGTCAAACAAATATTACCTCAGTAGGCACACTGGGCAGTTTAAATGTTACAGCAAACGTAACAGGTGGCAATGTGTTATTTGGATCTGGGGTTGTAACTGGAACTGGCAACATAATTGGTGGTAACATACGCACAGGTGGCCTGGTCACTGTGACCGGTAACGTCATGGCTGGTGGATTCCAATACGCCAACGGCAACCCAGTACAAGGATCGGGCGCACAAGGAACTACAGGCACACAAGGAACTGTTGGTGCACAAGGCACAACTGGCGCTCAAGGTACCACAGGAACTCAAGGTGCAACCGGTACCCAAGGCACAAACGGCACCCAAGGCACTACCGGAGCACAAGGCACTACCGGAGCACAAGGCACAGTTGGTAATCAAGGTAACCAAGGTAATCAAGGTACAACAGGTACCCAAGGAACTACTGGTGCTCAGGGAACTGTTGGTAACCAAGGCAATCAGGGCAATCAGGGCACAACAGGTACCCAAGGAACTACTGGTGCTCAGGGAACTGTTGGTAACCAAGGCAATCAGGGCAATCAGGGCAATCAAGGAACAACAGGTACTCAAGGCGCCACGGGTAATCAAGGTAATCAAGGTAATCAAGGCACCACTGGTACACAAGGTAACGCTGGTACAAACGGCAATAATGGTAATCAGGGCAATCAAGGTACCGTTGGTACCCAAGGTACTCAAGGTACCGTTGGTAACCAGGGCAATCAAGGAACTACTGGTAATCAAGGTAATCAAGGTAATCAAGGACCAACTGGACCAAGTACAGCAATCAATGCCACAGCAGTCACCACTGGCACATTCTATCCTGTGTTTGTTTCTGGTGCTGGAACACAGGCCACTCCAAGTATACGAACTGCAGCCACAGCGTTCAGCTTCAATGCCGCAACCAATGTGCTTCAGGTTACAGCAACCACAGCACAATACGCCGACTTGGCAGAATGTTATGCAGCCGATTTTGAGTATGCTCCTGGAACAGTATTGGTATTTGGCGGCGCAAACGAAGTCACAATCAGTACTACACTGAGTAATCCTGCTGTGGCTGGCGTGGTCAGTACAGAACCAGCTCACTTGATGAATACGTTTCAATCTGGTAAAAATATAGTGCCAGTTGCGTTGGTTGGTCGTGTGCCGTGTCAAGTCACAGGCAATATAGCCAAAGGAGATCGTTTGGTAACTGGTGATATTCCCGGAGTGGCTGTACGATTAGATCCTTCCGTATATCAACCAGGATGCCTGATTGGTAAAGCCCTACAAGATTATGACAGCGAAACAGTTGGCATTATTGAAGTGGCAGTAGGCCGAGCATAAAGAGACAAAAAATTTATACTATCATTTAGCTGTCATAAATGATAGTATATGAATCTCTCACAAACAATCAAAAAATCAGGCCTGGTAAAATCTGCTATTGAGCAAGGTGGTAGCATACATCCCTTAATTATTCCAGCCGAACTCACAAACGGAACTGGGCTGATGAATCCCAGCATTTACGTGGACAATGGTCAGTTGATATGTAATATACGACATGTAAATTATACCTTGTATCATTCAGAAAATAAAAAATTTCAACACAGATATGGACCTTTACAGTATCTGCACCCAGAAAACGATCGTAATCTACGCACCTGGAACTTTTATTGTACTGTCAATGACGATCTATCCTTGAATCAGATTACCACAATAGACACTTCAAAATTAGACGTAGATCCAATTTGGGAGTTTGTTGGGCTTGAAGATGGTAGATTATTCCGTTGGGACAATAAACTATTCCTAAGTGGTGTGCGACGAGACACTACCACAAACGGTCAAGGCCGTATGGAACTCAGTGAACTCAATGTCAAAACCAATGCAGTAAGAGAAATCAAACGCACACGGATGCCAGCGCCAGGTGCCAATGCTACCTATTGTGAAAAAAATTGGATGCCTATTATAGATCAGCCCTATCACTATGTCAAATGGAGCAATCCCACAGAAGTAGTACGATTCAATCCCGAAGACGGCTCTACAACAACAGTGCATCTTGATCAAAGTAAATTTATATCCGGACAACCCGATTTCAGAGGCAGTAGCCACGTGATACCATACGGCGATCACTATCTGGCCTTGATACACGAAGTCAATCTGTTCAAGAGTGAGACTGGTGAAAAAGATGCAACCTATAAACACAGATTTTTAGTTTGGGATCGATCGTGGAACATCGTAAAATTCACAGATGCATTCAGTTTCATGAATGCCGATATTGAATTTTGTTGTGGTGCTGCATTTTTCAAAGATGATTTATTATTGAGCTTTGGTTACCAAGATAACTGTGCGTTTATATTGAGAATGCCTAAAACTATGCTAACAGAATACCTAGGAGTTTAACATGCTGATCCAACGCCTACACGAATACATACAGAATTATAACTCGGCACAGGCCAATTTTAACCTGGGTCTCGAATATGATTCAATTGGCCAAACTGGTGCCGCCATCAGTTTTTATCTACGCACAGCCGAACGATCACAAACCGATCTAGAACAATACGAAGCCTTGCTAAGAATGGCCTTGTGTTTTGAAAGACAAAAAACTCGAGACGACACAGAAAAAGTCATCCTACAAAAAGCCATCAGTCTCATGCCCAAAAGACCTGAAGCATACTTTTTATTGAGTCGCTTGCACGAAGTCAAAAAAGAATGGCATGATTCTTACACCATGGCCAACATTGGTCTAAGTAATTGCGAGTTTGATTTGCCTCCGTTGACCACAGATGTACAATATCCTGGATACTATGGACTGTTATTTGAAAAAGGTGTAGCTGCCTGGTGGGTAGGGCAGACCGAACAGTCCAGAGAAATCATGCATGATCTAAAGTTCAGTTACCGGATGAGCGAAATGTTTTTAAATTCAGTCAACAGGAATCTTGGCAGCATTGGATGGCCCAATACTACAACACCGTATACAGCAGATAAACAATTGGACGCCAGGATACAGTTTGCTGGCATTGACGCCATTGAAAAGAATCATGCGCAAAGTTATCAAGACATGTTTGTATTGTCTGCTACTAACGGTAAACGTAACGGGCGTTACTTAGAAATTGGCAGTGCAGAACCTTTTAAAAACAACAACACGGCCTTGTTGGAAACTGCGTTTGGCTGGACCGGCGTTAGTATTGACATAAATCAAAAGGTAGTGACAGAATTTATGGAAAAACGTAACAATCTTGTGTTCTGTCTAGATGCCACCAAGGTTGATTATGCAAAATTCCTACTTACGCTAGGTTTTTCCGGAGATCTGGATTACCTACAAATTGATTGTGATCCGCCCACGTACTCGTTTGAAATACTAAAACGTATTCCATTTGATCAATATAGATTTGCCGTGATCACGTTTGAACACGATTACTATGTTGACACTAAAATAAGAGATCAAGCAAGAGAATATTTACTATCAAAAGGTTATGTGTTAGCGGCTGGCGATATAGCCTACAATCATACACACAGTTACGAAGACTGGTGGATACATCCAGAATTGGTCAGTGCAGACGTACAGGCTCACTTGGTAGACAGCACAGACGGATTGAAATTTGCTGGTGATTACATGTTCCCCACAACAGCCAAGCCAGTTAAACCGCCTGTGGTTGAAGTGATCAATCGACACCGGGTTGGGACTAGATCCACAACCAATATAGTCAATCCTGATTACATGAAAGGGTTCTGGGTAGTGGACAATTTCTATCAAGATCCGGATGCCATACGAGCATTTGCACTAAAGCAAGAATATGAACCCAGTGGACCTGGCAAGCCCTACATTGGTAGCAGAACCTACAAACAATTTTTATTCCCTGGACTCAAAGAAGAATTTGAATATATTATGGGAGAGAAAATCACTGCCTGGGAATCACACGGCATGAATGGTCGATTCCAGTTCAACATCGAAGGTGAACCCTTGGTTTATCATGCGGACACACAAAAATGGGCTGCCATGTTGTATCTCACACCAGGTGCTCCACATGAATCGGGCACCATGACACACGCACTCAAAGGCACAGACATACGGCACCGCAGTCATCCTGAGTTTGGACGTTGTTTTAGGTCAGGAGCAAGAAATCTTGACAAGACGCCATTTGAAGATGTTGACATCATTGGCAATGTGTACAATCGCCTGTATATATTCAACGCTGGATACTTACACAGTGCCTGTGCGTACTTTGGATGGACTCCTGAAAATTCTCGCTTGTGGCAGATGTTCTTTTTTGATTAACTAATAGACAGGTAAAATAATGGACGCACGATTTCGCAAAGACTATCCGGGAGAATTTGTAATAACCAATTCACGTTGGGCTGGTGGAAAACGAGAAGAAACAAGAGAGTGGATCGCTAATCCAATTGAGAATCATCATATCAGTGGACGTGCTGCCTGCCTAGGACACACAGCAGAAAGACAATATTTTGACTACACACGATTACAACATCATCGTGGCGGACTATTGGGATCAAAAAAATTACAAACTTATGGTGTAGGAGACGTGGCCTTGGAGATGCGATTGGATTTTGCTGTAGAAACACGTCGTGATAACTTGGCACAATTGGTTGAATCGGGATACGCAAAAGATAATATTGTGTACACTGATGCCAGGAATTGTATCGCCAATCCAGGAGAGTTTTATCTTATCCCACACAGACCAAAATTTCTTGACTTGGTCATGCTGATGTATCTTGCGGCCTTTGATGGACATCAAGAAATATTCATGCTAGGCTATCATCGAGATACCGAGGCCGGGCACCCGGGTTGGATTAATCAAGTTTGTGATGTGATGCGGTCATACCCTGGAACACAGTTTACGTTTGCTGGTGTGCCAAGTAATGTGCCGGACGTCTGGTTAGACTTGCCTAATGCCAGAGCAATCAACTACCCAGACTTTATAGGCTACTGCGATATTTGAATCTGGGCTTCCATGGTATGGATCTTGTCTTGCACTGCATCAAAATTCACAGTTGACCATAAGCCTGGATGCAACGGCTTAGGCCAACTGCCACTGGCAATCCATGCCCAGCCTTGATGTTCTTCATTTAAGACTGGAACAAATTCTCTATCCACGCTACAAAAAAATGTATGATAAGCAAAGCCTTGATCGGCTGTGGTAAACTTTTCCAATGGAACCAGTTTCAAATAATCAGGCATTGTGCCTAGTTCTTCGGTACATTCTCTTGTGATGGCCTGCATCAGGGTTTCGCCTGGCTCTACTCTACCACCGGGCAATCCCCAGGTATCGGGGTGCTTGGTATCATTCCGCATGAGATACAGGTAAGTGTTGGTAGCCACACTGTAAAACCAAATGCCCACGGCATTTACAATACCAGTGTCCATAGGCCTCCCTTGTATAGGCCTTGATAACTCTTGACCCAGGCTTCGCCAGTCCAGCGATATTGTAATTCTGTAGTTATGTTTGTGACATACTGATCGTTTGCAGGACTGCTAGTACTGTCAAACGTCACAATCCAGCGATAACCATCCCATTCTATAATGTCGTTGGCATTGGCAACCATGGGTTGTCCTTGATCCCCGGTCCAGGATTCAGCAGTTGTGCCATCCCATGAACCTGTTCCTTCGGTTAGGAGATATCGTGTAGGTCCCAGTCGGGTAAGTGTTGATACTAATATTGGTTCGGGCAGGCCAGCTCCGGGTCCACTGGCCAATGGATTGATTACTGCCTCAACTGGTGACAAGGTGTTGGCTGGAACAGTGTCAATGTTTACGTTCCACAATAAAAATCTATCATCGCTTGGATCATAAGTCACAGTTCCAATCACATCTGTGCCATCTGGTTGTTCTAGACTTATGTAACTGATCCCAGGCCGTAATGTACCATATAAACCAACTACGGAATGCCACATGAGATTGCTGGCCGGACTGTCTGGCGGTGTTAAACTGGCATTAGATTCATCAATTACTTCAGGCTCACGCAGGACCTGTAGAGTATTGTTGATCAACAGTACCTGATAGTTAAATGGTGTAAACGCTTGTCGTGTGCCAAGCAATAGATCGTTGTCGGTGATAGCTAGGCTAGCATCACCGTTAGCATCATAGATGCTGGCTACAATACGTTCAACAACACCCAATTTCTTGACCTTGGCTGGACTAGATATCCACATGGGTAATCTAAAAGTCAGGGTAGCTATGTCAATGGCTGATTCGGTATTGCCTGCCCCAATGCTACGACTTGACCAATTGACGTCTTCTAAGTAAATCGTAGTTAAACTTGTCCAATCTATGTAGTTGTCAGTACTTTGTAATTCTAAACTGGGATTAAACAATACTAAAATTTGTTCTAGCAACTGCATTTTTTGATTGGTATTACTTGTCCACATGTCCAACTTTAAGGTCAGTTCAAACGGCACTGGCATTAGACGATCTATACTAAACGCATTGCCTTGAGTAGTTTCGTATGTGTCAGTCATGCTATCATATGTTCTTTGCCGTACCGCTATAGTACTGACAAAGTTGGGTTCCTGGATCATGCTACGATTATATTTGAGATCAGTGATGTAAAAAGTCATTAATGGAGTACTGGGCAATTCGTTGGCACTGTTTTGTTGTATGATAGTTTGTGCTTGTCGACTGCTGTCACCATAACGAACTGGAACACGCACTAGGGTATCGTTTTTGCCTTCTTCGTTACGACCATACTCGACCTGGAAGTTACTAAAGATCCTGGCGAACTGCAACAAGAAACGACGTATTTGTTCGTCATAAAAAAATTGTGTAACTGCCATGGTTATCCTGGTGGTCTTGGGTTGGGTGGGGTAATGTTGCCGCCTTGATCACCGTTATCAGCTAGAGGTTTGAGTATCTGGCTGAGACTTTGACGACTTGGAATATTACCCATGTCTGTGGTGCTCACTGTATATGTATTGTTCACGAAGCTGTTGCGTAAAGTTTCTGCGGCCGGTGCTAGATCAAGATCAGTTCTTACTGCGGATTCTATGGCCACCCATCGACTACCATTGTAGCGGAATAGACGATTGGGCGAGTAGTCCAATCTCAACGCATAAGCACCAACTGTGGGATTAGGTGGAAAGCTCACACCCGGAACAACTGGCAATCCATTTGGTGGCAACAAGTACCCAGTCTCTGGATCGTATCCACCTGAGAGATAGCCCATGGTATAACCAAAACTGCTAGGACTAGTACCTTCGCCTTCGAGTGTGCTACTAGAAGATACAGATCCATCACTGGCCACAATGCCAACGCTGGCTGGATCACCGTAGGGAGTAGTTGGTAATATGTAAAATTTTGTGGTATCGTATCCACTAAACGGAACATCCACCTGTGCCTGTGCCAACAAGGCATCGTTGATCTCCAGGTCTCGGGGTCTAGTACTCATACGATCGCCCACTGTGGCAGGATCGGTGATGGGAGTCCAGTAGGCAGTATCAGTCACAGGAGTGCCCGGAGGAACATTGCCCTTGGAAAGATAGTAGCTGTCGCCATCTAGCACAGTGAATCCCGCTGGATAAAAATTTCCTGGATCCCAGATATTGTCCGGCATAAAAGGTTTGTTGACAATCTGTTGGAACTCTTGGGCATTGACCATTGGAGTGGCCTTCACACGCCATATGTGCGGCAACCAGGTCTGGCTGAATCCTTCAGTGGCATAAGACCCATCCTGTATCACATAGTATTTGGGCAAAGGCAACGGTATGGTTGGATCTAGAGGATAGTAATCTTTAAGGTTGGGCAACTCTAGCACATCACCTGACATTAATTTACGACCAAACGCATCAATCATGTAGTTGTAATGGAACGTGATAAACAAGGTATCATTGTTCAAGAACAAGCCAAATTGTGTAAGATCAAAATCAATATCTTGCTGTTGATAAACACCGCGCATGATATACACATCAGGATCATAGGCTCTATCTCTGTTTTCCAACAACAGCAAATCTTCAATAAACAACGGATTCACACTGTCGTACACTGGTAGCGTGGCATCGTTGTTTCCAGGATTCTCACTTTCATCCAAGATTGGGCCCAGATATTTGTGGACATAAACATCTACTCCACCTACTGTGTACATCTCTTTGATAGTGCGATCAAAGAATTGATAGTCGTTGGTTCGATTGGGGCGATAAAGGCTCAGGCGTGGCATAGTCAAGTATTTACCGCAAAGTTTGACCAAAAACTCAAAACAGGATAAAATACTATATGGAACAGATACAAGAACGTTTGAAACAAGCAGAACGACAGATTGCCGGTGTACGAAGTCGAGTGGCCAGAAGAGATTTAGTTAAAATGCTCAAACCCATAACCACAGTGCTGAATCGACTGAGCCAGGAGAGTGTAGAATGTCGTAGGCTACATAGGGCCACTGCCCGCTACCAAACCCTGGAACAAGAAGCCGAAGACTTGGTAAAAAACCTGGAAAAATACTTGGTATTTGCCTGTTTGCTCGGCGGTTGACTACAAAAGAACCCAGTGTTATAATTAACAATCATGATATCAAGGACATCCAATGGTAAAGACTAAAAAACCCACCGCAGAAATCAAACTACTAAATCCCAAAAGTGCCGATGTAAAATACACCGGCTCAGAACCTGCCTGGAAGTTAGTGTTGACTGACGGAGATAGGACCAGTGCCATGCTCAAGGCTTTCACTTGGTACAACTATCACTACGGTAAAAAAGATGCCAAAGACATGATAGCCCATTGGCTTGAACACAACGACAGACCTAAAGACGCTAAACTCATAAGAGGCATTCCTGACAGCCAGATCCGTAGTACCACAGCCTGGGTATGTAGAATGAACTTGATTGGCCTAGCACTAAGTGAACATGAACTCAGCGTAATTGACAGCCAGATCAGTGACATGATGCGTATCAAACAAGAAGTGGTCAAGGTCGTGACCGAAGAAGAAACTACACAAGCCCGATTAACCATACAAGATCATCTGCGTGAACGCATGAGTGAGTGTGCTGGTGAACTGGAAGGCATGTTTGATGATTTCCTACAGCAAGGCGCAAAGTTGACAGCTGAATTCAAGCCCATGTCACACATCCGTGGTAGGAATGTGGCACCACAGATGATTGGCACTATCAGTGCCATCTGGAAAGATCGCCTGGCTGAGTTTGAAGAAACTGTGGAAGGACGTGACGCAGATCTAGTAGAAGCATACAGTCATCTCACCCGGATACAGTTGCGTAATTGCGTAAAATTCTGCGAACTGGTGATCAATGACTGCGCCAGCTATGTACAGATCAAGAAAGTAGAACGCAAACCGCGTGCCAAGAAAGCCATAAGCCCTGAAAAGTTATCTAGTAAGTTCAAGTATCTCCGAGACTTTGCAGAACTCAAACTGGTATCTGAAGCACCAGCCAGTTTAGTCAATGCCAGTGAAGCCTGGTTATATGATACCAAAAAACGCAAGTTGATTCATGTGCTAGCTGACGCTCATGTGGGGTCATTTACGATTAAAGGAACCAGCATTGTGGCTTTTGATGCTGTCAACAGCTCACAGAAGACTCTACGCAAACCAGCTGAACAGATCAAATCTATCGTGTCAGTTGGAAAACCCGCGGCACGAAAAGCGTACAAAGATATAAAAAGCACAGAAATCAAGTTTAATGGCCGTGGTAACGAGAACTTGATCATACTCAAGGCCTGGTAGCATTCTTGATAAATACTCTTATAGGAGCGATTGTATGGCTATCCAACAAGAATCAAGTCTTGAAACACTAAAACAAAATCTATTCCAGTATGTGCGGTATCAACTGGGTGACCAGATCATAGACATTGAGCTGGATGCTGAACACTACGAAGCAGCCTATAGAAACACAGTTGGTACCTATCGCCAGCGAGCACAAAACGCCTACGAAGAAAGCTACACATTCATGGAACTAGTAACCAATGTCAACATCTATGAATTGCCACAAGAAGTTTACAGTGTGCGACAGATATTCCGCAGAACATTTGGTGACAGCACTGGACCGTTTGCGTCAAACTTTGATCCATTCAGCCAAGCCAGTTTGAATGTATACCTGATGAATTTTAATGTGGCAGGTGGCCTTGCTACTTTTGACTTTTATAGCCAGTATGTGGAATTGGCCGGACGTATGTTTGGCGCCTACATGAACTACACATTCAATCCTGTGACCAAAAAACTACAGCTGGTCCGTGATCCTAAAGGTACTGGTGAAGCGGTATTACTTTGGACCTATAACTACAAACCTGAATTCAACATGCTGAGTGATCCGTTAATCAGTCAGTGGATGCGTAACTACATGACTGGAAACTGCAAACTCATAATTGGTGAAGCAAGAGAAAAGTTTGGAACTATTGCAGGACCACAAGGTGGTGGCACCTTGAACGGTACAGCCATGAAGGCTGAAGGTCTGGCCATAATGGAAAAAAGCATCGAAGAACTCAAGAACTACGTTGATGGAAGCCAACCTCTTAGCTGGGTCATAGGCTAACCTTTTTACAACATTGATACCAAAATTTCTGTTATACTAGCAGTATGGCAGATTTAATGATAGACCTAGAAGGATTGGGCACAGGACCGGACACTACGATATTGACCATCGCGGCACAGAGTTTTGACCCGTTTGGTTCCGGCTATTGCGAACCAAAATATTATGCCAGGATTAGCCTGGAAAGCCAACCCGATCGTAGCATACAACAAAGCACCATAGACTGGTGGGCCACCCAACCAGCCGCGGCCAAGGATGAAGCCTTTGCCGAACAAGATCGCATACCATTGGCTCAAGCACTAGATGAATTGGGTCGATTGATCTGGCACAGCAAAAGAATCTGGGCACAAGGTCCCACATACGACATGAACATCCTGGAACATGCCTATAAGAGCTATGGCAAACCCATACCCTGGCAGTTTTATGCTGTGCGTGACAGCCGTACTGTGTTTAGTTTATGGCCCGGACTGCCTAAACCTGCCACCAGTCACCATGCCTTAGAAGACTGTCGCAGGCAAATCGCACTATTACAAACAACGTTACAACACTTCAATATAAGGGAAATGGCATGATTCTTGGCATCTGTGGCTTGATCGGCGCTGGCAAAGACACTATAGCAGATTATCTGGTAAACATACACGAATTTAAACGTGAAAGTTTTGCCAACACACTGAAAGATGCTGTGGCTCATGTGTTTGGCTGGGATCGAGAACTACTCGAAGGTCGTACCAAACAGAGCCGTGCCTGGCGAGAACAAAGAGATGAATGGTGGAGTGACCGTTTAGGCATGGACATAACACCTAGATGGGTGCTACAGTTTTGGGGGACTGAAGTTGCCAGACGTAGCTTCCACGATGATATCTGGATTGCCAGCCTAGAAAACAAATTGCGCAAAATAACCGATGATGTGGTCATAAGCGACTGTAGATTCCCTAACGAAATCGCCAGTATCAAGTCGGCCGGTGGACGTGTGGTTCGTGTAGTCCGTGGACCTGATCCTGAATGGTACCCACTAGCACTGTCTGTAAACGAAGGGCAAAAAAATATCACCTGGAGCCGTAGTCGAATTGCCTTGGAAAAATTCAATATCCATGCCAGCGAAACTGCCTGGATTGGCACCAAATTTGATGCTGTGATTGAGAACAATTCCAGTCTAGATGCGTTATACCAACAGATCACAGGTCTGGTTCAAGATCTCCCTGGCGCCAAGGCAGAGTAGATTTGGCAACTTCAATAACGCAATTCTGACACACAGTTTTTAAGTTACGAACAGCAACATTGTTCATGTCGCCATCCACATGATACACCAATAACTGTGCGGCATATTTAGACTTGAACCCACATCTATCACACATGGGTTTTTTCTTGTAGCCTGCAGTTTGCCATCGAGCTATTGGCGGTTTAATCCGTTGATTTTTCTTGATACAGTGTTCGCACCTACTGCGATAGTGCGCCTGTTCATCACGATAGTAATTTATAGCACAAAATCTCTGTTTACACACCAAACATAACGGTCTTTTCATGTTGTATTTACATCAAACCTTTCCAAAGGGCAGGCAACAGACGTTCTTTTTGACATTGGCCATAAATATCTATACTAGAAAAAAGGATTTTGATATGGCTCTAATATCCCCCGGTGTACAAGTTACTATAATTGATCAAAGCAATTATATCCCAGGCGCTACCAATTCGGTACCGTTTATTTTGTTGGCAACAGCTCAGAACAAAGTTTCTGGCGCTGGAGTTGGTGTAGCTTCGGGCACACTGGCTGTTAATGCAAACAAAACTTATTTAATGACAAGTCAAAGAGACTTGCTCAACACCTTTGGTGTTCCGTTCTTTTACAATACCACAGCTGGTACTCCGATCAACGGATACGAGCTGAATGAATATGGTTTATTGGCCGCTTATAGCGCATTGGGTATTACCAACCAATGTTATATACAGCGTGTTGATATTGACCTGGCTGCTCTTACTGCTAGTTTAACTAGACCGTTGGGTGCTCCAAACAACAACACATACTGGTTAGATTCAGTTAATAGTTCATGGGGAATTTTTGAGTGGAATTTGACCACTGGTGCATTCAGCAACAAAATTCCTAGTGTTATTACTAGCACAGCTAATTTGGTAACTGGCGAATCAATACCGCTACAAAGTTATGGCAGTATTGGTGACTACACAGTGGTCGGTGGTGGAGTTCAAAGTGCTGATGTTGCAGGCGCACTACAAAATCCTGAATACTACAAGCGTGGTGGTCCAACCACTACACAAACTAGCTCAACCACATTAGGTGAGTTATATAACACTTGGGTAGCAGTTGGTAGTGATGATTGGAAAACAGCATGGCCTACAGTTAGTGGCACACTAGCACCCGCATCATTGGTTGCCAACAACACAATCTTTATTAATAATACTAGCACAGTTACAGTTCCAGTATCAACTAATAATACTCCAGCTGGTTTATCCGCAGCAATCAACACAGCCAACATAGCCGGTGTTTATTCTGCTGCAATTGGTGGTGCATTGTTTATCTATGCTGATAGCCTATCAACTGGCTACGCAGGTAATATTACAGGTAGTACTGCAAATGTATCAACAGGTATTGCCACTTTAACATTTACCAATGCAGGAAACACTGTACCTAATCCTTATCCTGTTGGTAGTACCATTACCATTGCTGGTACCACTAGTGGTACATACGATGGTACATTTGATGTAGTTGCCGCAAGCAACACCACAGTCAGTTTTGTATCTGCATCTACAGTACCAACAAGTGTTGGTAACATTAAATGGTTTGGCAGTGTCAGCGTTAAAAACGGCACCGGTACTCCATTGGCTACTCTAGGTATCACAGCAGGTGCGTATGCAACTCCAGAATATCAAGCAAGTCCAAGCTATCAAAATCCACGCTGGAACAGTTCAAGTACAATTCCATACCCAACTGGTTCTGTATGGCAAAAAACAAACAATGTAAACTTAGGTACCAATTTGGTAGTCAAGAAATACAATTCAACTCTGGGTACATTTATACAACAAAATTGTCCAGTATACGCCACAGATGCTGCAGCTTTATATGCACTAGATCCAGCTGGTGGTGGCGCTACTATTCCTGTTGGCGCAACCTATGCTCAAGTTGACCCATACGGCGACGGCACTGGCGCATTCATGATCTGGGAACGCTATATTTTAGGTGCCACTAACGTGACTTCTTATATTACTTCTGCTAGTACAGTGTTTAGCAGTGGTGATACTTTTACAATCAGTGCTACCGAAGCTGGTAGTGCCACACTTAATACAGCCACAGCAGAGTTAACTGGTACTACTGTATCAGACTTTATTGCCGCAGTTAGTGCTGCAGATATTCCTTATGTGAGTGCCACAGTTGACAGTAGTGGTTATATTGTGTTTACACACAGTCAAGGCGGTGACATCCAACTTACTGATTTAACAGGTACTGCTGTAGCTACTGCTGGTTTTACTACTGGTCAAAATATCCGAGGCTTGACTGCATTGAATGTAACTGACACTGACACATTAGTTCTCAGTAACTGGGTAAGTTACCCAACATTTAGCTATACAACCAGCTCAACCGCTCCAGATCAAAATCCTGATACTGGTACTTACTGGTACTACAGCGACCCGACACAAGTGGATATCATGATCCAGGATGGTGGCAGATGGCAAGGTTATCAAAATGTGGACAACGATATCCGTGGTTACAACCTTACTGACACCAATGCCAGTGGTCCAATCATTGCCGCTAGTGCACCAACTACACAGAACAACACAGCACTAAGTCCTTTGGTCTACGGTGATTTGTGGATTGACACAAGCAATCTTGAATTATATCCGGTAATTAATCGTTGGGAAAATGTTGATGGAACTGATCAATGGGTACAGATTGACAACAGCAATCAAACCACACAAAGTGGTGTATTGTTTGCTGATGCCAGATGGGCACCAAACGGAACTACAGATCCTGTAAGTGATCCGTTGCCAACTATCACTAGCCTGTTAGTCAGTGACTACTTGGATCCAGACGCACCGAGTCCAAGCCTATATCCAGAAGGTATTTTGTTATGGAACACTCGTCGTAGCGGATTCAATGTCAAGACATTCCAAAGCAACTATTTCAACACTACCGACTATCCAGCGTACCAATGGTTAAGCAGCACTGCCTACAGCGTTGGTGCTTTAGTGACTAATAGCAGTATAGAGTACATCTGTTTGACAGCTAATACAAATCAAACTCCTGGAACCAATGCATATTGGACACCAATCACTGTTACCAACACCTGGTTAACTGCCAGTGGTAACAGAGCTGACGGTAGCCCATTTATGGGTCGTCAAGCACAGAGAGCCATTATTAATCAGGCATTACGAAGCGGTATTGATAGCAACACCACAATCAGAGAAGAACAGAATCAGTTTAATTTGATTGCCTGCCCACAGTATCCTGAGTTGGCACCTAACTTGGCTTTACTCAATGCTGATCGTGGAGAAACTGCTTTTGTAGTAGTTGATACTCCGCTACGATTGACACCAGAAGAAATTGTAACTTGGGCAACCAACAACAACGGTCTAGGTGTAATCACAGCTGACGGTAATTTAAATGCTGGTGATGCTTATGCGGCTGCATTCTATCCAAGCTGTACTACTAACGACCTTAGTGGTAACCTGGTAGTAACAGCACCAAGCCACATGATGTTGCGTACAATTATACGCAGTGACGAAGTGGCGTATCCATGGTTGGCACCGGCCGGCACACGCCGCGGTGTAATTGACAACGCCACACAGATTGGTTATCTAAATGCACAGACTGGTGAATTTGTTCCGTTAGGGGTAAATCAAGGCCTACGTGATGTATTGTATCAGAACGATGTCAATCCAATTACCTTTATTCCAGGTGTTGGTATTACTAACTTTGGTAACCATACCTTACAAGGTACAACTACTGCACTTGATCGTATCAACGTAGCTCGCTTAGTAGCGTTCTTACGTGCTAGATTGGCTGCAATTGGTAAAACATATTTGTTTGAACCAAACGATACAATCACACGCAATCAGATTACCAACAGTATCACTAACTTGATGATTGACTTAGTGGCTAAACGTGGTATCTATGATTACTTGGTTGTATGTGATCTTTCAAATAACACACCGGCTAGAATCGACGCTAACGAATTATGGGTTGACATTGCAATTGAGCCAGTTAAAGCTGTTGAGTTTATATACATACCAGTACGTATTCAAAACACAGGAACCATTGGCGCAACAGTATAATGAACAGGGGCAAAATGACTAAAATTTTGTCCCGGCTCATTGCCATAAATAAAAGTACAATAGGAGATTAAACGAAAATGGCTACATCATCGCTAACAAAAATGACCGTGCCGCTGGCAAGCGATCAGAGTAACAGCAATCAAGGCTTGTTAATGCCCAAACTGAAGTATCGCTTTAGAGTGAGCTTTCAGAATTTTGGAGTATCAAGTCCAGTAACTGAATTAACCAAACAGGTTGTGGATTTTGCTCGGCCAAATGTGACCTTTGATAACATTGATCTTCCTATCTACAACAGCATGATCAAACTGGCTGGAAAATATACCTGGGCTGATGTCACATGTAATCTACGTGATGATGCTGCTGGCAATGTAAGCAAGTTGGTTGGTGAGCAATTACAGAAACAATTGGACTTTGCTGAAATGAGTTCAGCAAGTGCTGGTATTGATTACAAGTTTACTACTGTATTTGAAGTACTTGATGGTGGCAACGGTGCTAATACTCCAGTTGCACTTGAAACTTGGGAAATTTATGGTTGCTACCTACAAGGTGTCAACTATGGTGATGCTAACTATGGTGAAAATGCAGCTATGCAAATTGCGTTGACCATTAGATTTGATAATGCCCTACAAAACCCAGCCGGTGGTGGCGGTGGTGGTGTTGGTATTGCAGTTGGTAGAAGCCTTGGTGATGTAGCTACTGGTGTTGGTATAGCACAATAATACTGGAACAGTATGACTAACTTAGCCTCGTTTGGCGAGAATATACTTCAGGGTTTTTTTGGAGTCAACGGGCTACGAGATTATACCCACGCTAGTAAGACCTTCAGAAGCAACAACTACGAACTTACTCCTAGAACCAAGTTCTTATTCCATTGTTTTTTCAATGTGAACATAGGACAGATTCCAGCACTGGCCGGAGCATTCCAAAATAACGATCTTGCCAGCATAGGGCTCATGGTCAAGACTACAGACCTGCCCAGCTATCAGATTACCCACGACACACTTAATCAATACAATCGTAAAAGAATCGTCCAGACCAAGATCAATTATCAACCAGTCACTATCACTTTGCACGATGATCAAAGTGATCTTATACGAAATCTCTGGTACAACTACTATACCTATTATTACAAAGACAGTAGTTACGGTTATAACAATGTGCCAGCTCAAGCAGGAACATCTGGTAAAAATGCTGTCATGCAAAACGGGTTTGGATACAACACCTCCGATACCTATAGTGGTAGACAAAACACCGACTGGGGATACATTGGCGAAGGCTACGCAGATAGTAGCCCAGGAACAGCCACAGGAGACAACAAGGGTAAACCTAGATTCTTCAATGACATAACCATTTACGGTCTAGCACAAAAACGCTATGCCAGCTACACCTTGATCAACCCAATCATTACTGATTGGAAAAGTGATCAGTACGATTACAGCCAAGGTAACGGAACCATGAGTCATACCCTGACCGTGGTTTATGAAACTGTCAAATATATGAGTGGTGCAATTGGTGGGGCTCAATCCAGTACCAGTGTACCAGGATTTGCTGATCCAGCTCATTACGATACAACCAAGAGTGGGTTGTCAAGGCCAGGCGGAACCAACTCGGTTTTTGGCCAAGGTGGACTCATTGATGCAGTTGCAGGTGGTGTGGAAGATTTACAAGCATTGGCAAGTGGTCGTGGTGGTTTACAAAATGTGTTAGGTGCGGTACAAACAGCTGGCACAGCCTATAACACATTTAAAAATTCAAATCTTGGACAGATTGCAAAAGCCGAAGTTCAAGCCGGCGCCAAGAGCGTACTACAACAAGGATTGCCGGGTAGTGTGAGACAGGCAATAAACTCTGGCAATTCACAGTTTTTTCCAAATGCACCAAAAGTTTCTACTGTTGGTATACCAACCATTAGAACTCAGCTAGGACTTAGATAGGATAATCCGTGGGCACCGTAAATTACTCTGATCCCAAAACTGATCTTTCAGTAAAAATATTTGATAGATTCTATGGCTACGAAGTTAATGTGCCAGTAGATGCCTATGATGCGGTTCTCAGCTATTTTCAAAGTGTGTTTGGCACAGGCGAAGCAGCCGGCAATTTTGCTGTTACCTTGTTTAGAGTAGCTGAACTTAGTGGTACTCCAGTTCTAACATTATTACAACAGATACAAGGACAGACAGGTCCAGATTTAACAGCATCTTTGTCCTACTACATCAACGCTACTAGAAGCAACAGTACCTTGCTGGGAATAAATGTTGCCACACAGCCAAACTTTTACGTGGCACACAACATTCGTATCTAGGGTCTGCTATGGCTAACTTTAGACAAGGTATATACATTCCACAAAATCCACAGAAGTATGTGGGCAACGGTAATATAAAATATAGATCTGGGTGGGAAATGACTTTCATGATGTTCCTGGACAGCAACACCAATGTGCTACAGTGGGCTAGCGAAAGCATCAGGATTCCTTATAAACATCCCTTAACTGGCAAGATGACCAACTATGTGCCAGACTTCCTGGTCACTTACCGCGGTCCAAACAATACTACCGTTGCTGAACTGATAGAAATCAAGCCCAAGAAACAAAGCCTAATTGAAAGCAAAATGAACGACCGTGATCGGGCTATCGTAGCTGTGAACTACTGCAAATGGGATGCCGCAACCAAGTGGGCCAAGGCACAAGGCCTGCGTTTTAGAGTCATAACCGAAGACGATATATTTCATCAAGGTGGCAAAAAACGCGGTAAATAGGGTATGACAAAAAAATTAGAGGAGCTGTTTGAGTTTGACAAACTTGAACAAGACGAAGAATCCGAAGCTCCAGTTCTCACCGTAGAACAAACACGTGCTGCTATCGTAGCTATTGACACCAACATAGACAAGATTGACCTGGCCTTACCGGCTGTGCGTGACCTTGACACCAGCGATCGTGAGCTGGATGAACTGGCCGATCTTGCCAAACAAAGCTATCAAGATCTAAGTGATCTTGGCATGAATGTGGATTCACGTTTTGCCGCTGAACTGTTTGCAGTAGCTGGCACCATGTTAGGACATGCACTTACAGCCAAGACTACCAAGCTGAACAAAAAACTAAAAATGATTGATCTACAGTTGAAAAAAGCTCGACTGGATCAACAGGCACCAGACACCGAACTGTTGCCCACAGCTGAAGGACAGATCTTGAGTCGCAATGATTTGCTGGAACGTCTAATAGGCTCTAGAGATCAAAAAAGCAAAAGTTCATAAATATCATATAGGGAAAAAAGCATGAAAAAATTTCAAGAATACCTCGCTGAATCAGAAAGAACCTACAATTATCGTATCAAGATTGTGGGTGACACTCCTTCAAATTTCTTAAAAGATTTGGAAGAGAAACTTAAACAGTTCGATATCGTCAAGATCTCGGCACCCAAGACCACACCGGTACAGGCAAATCCAGCAGACTTTCCTGCCTTTGCCAATGATCGTGTGACACATGTGGATGTTGAATTCCGTTATCCAGCTATTGAGCCACAGATTAAACAACTGGCCCAGTTGTTGATGTTTGATCCCAACCGAATCAGAATGCTTACTACCCCTTATGAAGACAGCATGGATCAAGAGCGTAGCGAAGTAGAAGCTCAAAACAAAAATCTCCTAACTGATACAGATTTTCCTGCACCAAACAAGGAACAAAAAGCCTTGTACAAAGACTACAGTGCTGAATACAACAATCATGCTGTGCTCAAAAATGCTTACCGCAGTGACTTTACTGTGGCTGGTGGCAAGACACCACCTGCAAAAACCACAAACGATTTGCCAATGGGAGACAAAAGTCCAATGAGCAAGATCAAGTTGCCACCTAAGCCAGCAACTGGCAACAAACCAAGAGGATAAACCATGGATAATTTTTTCTACAACCTAAACAAAAAGATGTCGGATCTGGCACAACGCCAAGATCTAGCTGAGAGTGCTGTGACTGAGCGCGACATGGGCAAACACAACAATGCCACAACTGGATTCAAGGCCTTGGTCAAAAAAGCCGGCGGCGGTGAAAAAGGCAATCGTATTGCTGGCGCACAATTTCAAAAGATGAAAAAGGCTGGACAACTAGAAGAAGGACATTGTTCTGCTTGTGATTGCTCACCATGTGAGTGTGACAGCATGGAAGAAAGTGCTTTTCAAGCTGCAATCGGCAAAAAGAAATATGGCGATGCTGGCATGAAAGCCTTGCAGAAAGCTGGACGGGACAATGCTAGTGACACAACCATGAACAACATCCGTAACAGATATGACAAGTATGATGAAAGCATGATGGAAGGATCGTGTCCCAAGTGTGACTGTGCTCCGTGCCAGTGCAACGAAGGTAATGCATTCAGTGGAGCAGTGGCAAAGGCCAAAGCCGACGGTGTACAACCTGGTGAAAAAATCAAAGTTGGTGGCAAACAGTATCCAGTTCGCGAAGCTGGCAAGCCAATGACACCCAAACAAAAATCATTTGCCAAACTGGCACCTCCCGCAGATAAGATCACTTTTGCCGACAAGATTGCTGGCGCCAAAAAAGAAGTTGATGAAATGTTGGGCGATGTAGCAGCCACAGCAATGAAAAACGCAGTGGCTCCAAGAAGAAATCAAGATGCAATGGCTGGTAAGCAAGAGCTAAAACGACCTGGCAAAGAGCATCCATTAAAGAATGTTGCCAAAGGACTAAAAGCATTTGTGCAAGGCAAAGAAGAACCCATGGATGAAGAAAAGACCAAAGATCCACGTAGTAAAGGTACAGCATTTGATCCTGACTATCAAGCTCAGGCAAAGAAAGAAAAAGAAGGTACTGGTAATTTTGACAAGAAAAAAATCAGCACTGGTACAGTATACACTCGTAAACACAAAGATGATGAAGAAGATGAAGTCAAATCTGATCAACCAAAAGTCAAAGGTCGTCCAAAAGGTCCTGCAAAAGGCCCTGAGCGTGTGACCGGCAAGGCATGGAAACACAAAGGTGGTCGTGCTGTCAAAGAAAATGATATTGCTATAACCGACCGTGGTGAGTATGATGATGAAGCTGGTATGGCCAAAGATCAATTACACACTATCGTTCGTCATGCTCGAGAACTTGAACGTGCGCTTGGTGCAGGTGACAACTTGCCAGAGTGGGTACAAGAAAAAATGGGCCAGATCAAAGGCATGATGACCAGTGTAACTGATTATATGCTAAGCCAAAAAGAACGTCATGGTGAAGAAAGCAGTGGTATTCAACCAGTAGCTGAAAAATCAAAAAGTCAGTCACAGGCCCGCATGATGGCCGGCGCCGCACACAATCCCAAGTTTGCTAAAAAAGTTGGTGTAGCTCCAAAAGTGGCCAAAGAGTTTAACAAGGCAGATACGGGCAAAGACATCAGCAAACTTCCTAACAAAGTTAAAAAAACTGATGAAGCTTCCAAGCCAGACTTTTTAGACATGGACAAAAAAGAGCCAATGAAAAAAGCCGTTGCTGACAAGAAAGAGAAAAAAGTTGCCGAAACAACCACAAGTGGTAGTGTAGCAACAGCAACAGATACTAAAAAGTCATCGGGTGGCATGCAGTTTGGTAAAGGTGTTTACGAAGGTGCTATTAGTGAAAGCTATGATAAGAAATTATCAAGTGTGCTGAACGAAGGCATGAATGTCACAGTGACCATGAACAATCGTCCAGACGGTGGTCCTAATAAAACTATCAATGTCAGTGCTGATGGAGATGATGCTGAGAAATTGGCAGAGATCCTGAAGTTAGCCGGTTTAGGCAGTCAGTCCAGTGGCTGTAGCTCATGTGGTCAATCACCCTGTGGTTGCGACACTGTTGACGAAGCCTACGGTGATACCACAGCTACCAAGAACAGTCCAGACTGGCCAACCGATAAAGAAACTACAGATTCAAATGATCCGTACTTGAGAAGATTTAGTGGCGGACTAAATGGTCCTAAGTCAACTGGTCAAACAACTATTCCGGTATTGGCCAGTCAAGTGAAGCGCCAGGACAGCATGGAAGAGTCAGTTGCACTTGAGCGCAGTTTGTTTAAAACTTGGAAAAATTACAAAGGCTAATGAAAGATTAAAAAGGACACAGTATGGCACAAGCAAACGTAGTCAGTTCAGCAGGTAACATCACATGGTACACAGACAAGGCCGAAATAGCCGCTCTTAGCACTGGGGTAACCTATCAGGTCTATGCCACAGCATTGGGTAATGCTGCCGCAGTTGGCAACATCTACAGTGCCGCTGTGGCCATACCAAACGGCGACATACAACAAATTTATGTGGGTGCCGGTAACAAACTTACCGTAACAGGCACATTCACCGCCAAGGAACTTGGCACACAAAGTTCAGCACAGTACAGCGTATTCAACTCATCTGGAGTTTGATCCAGTGCGAGCCCAAGAGTTTCTTTTTGAAAAAAACCTAGGTAAAATAGGCAATCGCAAACAATCAGCCACTCGTGGACTACACAAGTTTCGCGACCGTGGCGGGTACGATCGTACCTATGAACTGAATCGTATCATGATGTTGACTGCTTGTAGCGACGGAGTGACTCCGTTAGATGTAGATACTGAAAGCTGGGCCGGCAGATACAATACAGCTCATCCCTACACTGACATTGAACAAAAAATGTTAAATCAGGCCTTGAAGGCCGCTGGCAGTGAGCATATGGATTTGAACGACGGTAACATGGACAGTGAAGAACTTGATTCAACTAACACAGTGAGTCCTGTGACAGGATTCAAAGGCTATCCTAGATGAGAGCTCATGAATTCTTAACTGAAGAACAACAGTTACCGCCCGAGCAAGCTGACCCACTGCGCCAAACTTTTATACTTCCTGGCCTGAGTTCTGATCAGCCATATGAAATTTATAGATTTGGCATGGCCCTGGCCCGTGCCAGGAGCGATTCAGTCAAGGATGATTTAAATCCTTATATATTGCCTTGGAACAAAGAAGAAGTGTTTGGAAATCATGCCTTGGTAGCTGGGATAAACAAGACCGTAGATCCCATCATAGATCAAGCATTACAAATGACCCGGACTCCGGGTGGAAAAAAATTAATTGGCACAGCCCAAAGCCAGGAACCTGCCGGCATTGATACCCAAAGTCCGGTTAAAGCCTTCAAAGGTTATCCAAGATAGACTAAATACAAAACGAAATAGAGAGATCATTATGAAAATAGCCGACATACTAAGAAGCATTGCTGACAATCTCCATAATATGGAGAACAACATCGACACCGACAACACCGGTGCCGAACAAGGCATGGTAGCAACGCCGGTCTTGATAAATCGTGGCTTGTCATTTGACAACACTGATCAAGACAGTTCAGGTAAAACACCATCTGGCAACGCCAAGCCTCCAGAAGACTTATTCTTACCACCACTACAGCAAAAACAAGAACTGCTGAAAAAAGCCGTAGGTGTAGAAAACGTCTATGACGATGGCAATCCAGTAGAACAAGAACAAGATGACAGCATGGATGACAGCGATGATGAAGCTGAAACAAACGAACCAAAGCAAGATGAATTAAGTCGTATCAAACAACTAGCAGGGGTGCCAGTCGCAGCAGTTCAAGAACTCAGCGATGACGAAGTATTCGACGGATAATAAAAACTATAATGAGCGCAAATATTCCAAATGATCCTAATGCGATACAAAAGTTTTTTACCAGCCGCGATAACAATGCAAACTCAGCTACTTACGTTGGCCAGGAACAAAGACTTTGGTATGATCCAGTAACCAATGCCATCTATGTAAGTGATGGCAGCACCGTTGGCGGCGTCATGGTATCTGGTGGCGGCGGTGGTACAGCCAATATCGCTGTATACGAACAAGGTAACTTACTAACACTAAATGTTGACAGTTTTGATTTTGTTGGCAATGGTGTTGTTACCACAACTGTGGGCAATAGTGTAACTGTTACTGTAACTAGTAGTGGAGCACAAGGAACTACTGGAACACAAGGTCTTGATGGCACTCAAGGTGTAGACGGAACACAGGGAGCAACAGGCTCAGGTGCTCAAGGCACTACAGGAACACAAGGTCTTGATGGAACACAAGGCGTAGACGGAACACAAGGCGCAACTGGCGCCGGCGCACAAGGAACAACTGGCACAGATGGCGCACAAGGCACAACAGGAACAACCGGTGCTCAAGGTACCGACGGACTACAAGGTGTTCAAGGCACTGAAGGAGCTCAAGGCACTCAGGGTGTATTTGGCGGTCAAGGCACAACCGGTACTCAAGGAACAGATGGTGCTCAAGGCACAACAGGCAATGACGGTGCTCAAGGAGTGCAAGGCGTAGATGGCGCACAAGGCACTACAGGCGCTCAAGGAACTACAGGTGCTCAAGGCACAACCGGTAATGACGGCGCACAAGGCGTCCAAGGCGTAGATGGCACACAAGGCACTACAGGCGCTCAAGGCACAACCGGTGCTCAAGGTACCACAGGAGCACAAGGCATCCAGGGTGTTGACGGAGCTCAAGGAACAACTGGTGTTGACGGAGCACAAGGTACTACAGGTGCCGATGGTACCTCTGTAAATATCATTGGATCGGTACCCACAGTAGGAGCAAATCCACAAGTTACACTAGATACAGCGTTTCCAGGAGCAGTCACTGGCGATGGTGTAATTGATCAAGACACTGGCAATCTCTGGGTATACACTGGAGCAACTTGGACTGATGTAGGACAAATAAGAGGACCACAAGGCACCTCTGGACCACAAGGCACCACAGGAGCACAGGGCACACAAGGTGTTATTGGCGGTCAAGGTATCGTGGGCACAGATGGCGTTCAGGGTACCACAGGCACGGACGGTGCTCAAGGCGTTCAGGGTGTAGAAGGTGCTCAAGGCACTACAGGTGCTCAAGGAACAGATGGCGCTCAAGGCACAACCGGTAATGACGGCGCACAAGGCATTCAAGGCGTAGATGGCACACAAGGAACAACAGGTGCTCAAGGAACTACAGGTGCCCAGGGAGTACAAGGAACAATAGGATCGTTTGAT